TGTTATAATAGGTACTATATCCATTTTAGTTATTCCTCCTTATCTATCTTAATATCTATCACTTTGCCACGATTAACAAATATGCCAAAAGGTGGTGTGTTCAAACTTGCACAAATAGAACATTCATCGTTACATATATCATATAAAGAACACTCACTGCATTTCCCTAATTTCAATTCATGTAGCATCCCGTCTATTATTATTCCGTTATTTATTTCCATACCGTTCATTCATTAGAAGTTACACCCAAGCACAATACTTTGCAAGAAACGCCTATATCGTCAAATTCCAGAGTTAAATACTCTGTATCATAAGGGTAAGGGTATCTGCAATTTTTCAATTCTTCATCCGTCAATTTGCGTCTAATACGCATTTCTATTTCGTAATCATCGGGAAGATTCTCAATTATTTTTCTAAGTTGTCCTACGTTCTTTATTTCCATATTGTCTAATTAATATCTTCTTCATTTTAAAATACAATTCTAAAGTCTTTGCCTTTCAATGTAGGAAGCCTGTCAGTAACAAACTTCTCTAGTTCTTCTATATCAATAGGGAATAATGGACAATATTCATACTTGAATGTGTGAACAAATCGTCCATCAAGCATTACATCAAAAATTAATGTTTTCATATCTCAACAATTGTATGAATACTAAAATCACAATAAAGATCCGTAATGGCTCTTATCATTCACATACTTGCAACGAACACTCCAACCTGCCATATATATCACACCTTTGTATTCAAACAAGTCGTCTCTTTTGAGTTTTCCCACTTCTATTTTTCCCATCTTACTTTCTCCTGTGTGTCTTTTTATTCTTGTTTTTCTTTCTTCGCTTTGAAATCTGTTTACTTGTACATCTCTCATCTTTTGCACGACATTTTGTTTCAGGTTGGTTATGCGAGTATATATATTCATTGCTAATAGGGTTATCATGGTAAGTTAAAACGCACGCACCATTATCACGACAATCCTTATCCCCATCCGTTACTATAATGCAATCACAATCATCATTATTGGCTTGTTCGATAGAGTCATATCGCTTTAGAATATATCTTTCTCCTAGGTCTTTAAATAAAAGATAATCAGATGTATTTATCATCGAACCAACAACTCCAATTTTCTTAGTCATATACACACATGTTTAACACTCAGATAAAATTTGTAACACAATAAGCCATATGATGATAATAATTAATCGTCTAACATATTTCCACATAAAGCCCTCATTATCATTGCAAAAATAATTCCAAAAATCATAATATTACTCCTTTCTCACATTATTATCTATCCATCTCATAGCACCCTTTAAAGCGTCAGAAGTAGATCTGTAAAACATATCTACAAAAAGATCCATCCGTTGTCCTTTTGCACCTCTCTTAATTATCCTGTACATGAAGTCGTTTTCTCCAATGACTTCTATAGTACATCCCTTATATTCTGTAACATATTTATTTCTCATATAGCAAAGATATAGTTTATTGGTTTCCTATCAATCTTTTATTAACTTTTATTAATCGTTTTTCCCAGTCGTTCAGATCTACACCCGTCTTAATTTTCTCCATAACCGAAGCTATATCAAAATATTTGCATTTTTCATATAATTCGCTCATTGTCGCGCCTTGTATGATCACTCCATTCTTTTCCCCGGAAAAAAAACCGTCAACACTCTCTATTACATCCCATTTACGCCCTTCTAATATAGATTGTTTATTCGTTCCCATTATATCAAATTGCTTAAATTATTATTCGTTTCGGTAATGGTTCGCCAATCTTATACAGTTCTATGCTTGTAACTTCTTGTGTTTCTTTAAGTAGGTTTATTCCATCGCTGTAGAAGTTTATCAGCCTTATAGCCTCGAATGCGTTACACGGTTGAAGCATTATACTACGTGTTTCCTCGTTAATCTGAATAAAATAATTCTTTTCCATAATCTTATTTTGTTTTTAGTTAGTAATAGTTCCGCCCGTGGAACTTGCACCACTTGTAAGGCTTTCAACCTTTGGCGGAATAGTTGGTTATTTAAACACATGGTCTATAAATACCGTATTAGTTTGCCATTCTCCGAGCTTTTTGAAAACGAAATACCCGCGTATTATTGCCGTTTCATTCATTCCGTTTGCAAAATCATAGGCGGCTTGTTGGTCCTTCCCAAATTCTTCGTTTATCGTTCCGCTGTTATTGCTCACCCTATAGCGTAGCTTTGCAGGGGCTTTTGTTCTATCTGTAATAATATTCATACTTTCCGTTTTGTGCAATTGCTTGCGGTTAATAATTCGTTATTAATATCCTGCATACACTTCTCTCGTTAATGGTGTATGATAAATTCGATAGTTGCCAAATGGGTAAGATGTTCTAAAATATTTCTTTACGTTTGCTACATACGCAAAATAAATGTGGTCAATCTTCTTACATCTCACTGTATTGTCCAATGCAGCAAATGAAACCCGGCAAAATTGTTCTTGTAAATTTGATAGCGTTTTCGTTCTCATATTCTCTTTGATTTAATGTTTTTAAGTTTATAAAACTAGTTCCCGTATATTCATCAAAGACCACGGTTAAGCCGATACGGGATAATTGGTTACTTTTGGTTTTTCCATGTATTGTAGTCATTCGTAGACTCAAAACATATGAAGCCTCCATACACCTTGGCGACATTTGAAGGCGTAAACGGACATTCTCTAATAGCTTGATACCTTGTTTTTACTTGTGCAAAATACGTTCTCATTGTTATATTTTTTTTATTGGTTTATAATAGTTCCCGGCGGCGGTGTCGCTCCGCTTGCTGTCCTCCATACCGGGCAAATATTTCACATTATTTCCGCTTTATCTTAACTCTCTAAACGAAACAGTTTCAAAATCACTCTTAACAATCTCTATCTGTACAGGTTTAACAAAGCGGTCCAGTTCCTTGCGTATCTCTCTCATTTGTTCAAACGGTACGGTCACAATGTTCCCGGCAACCAATAAATTACGCAAAATGTTATCTAATATTATTGTATATTTTTGTAAAACTCACAATATAGGCCATACAGGTCTATAATATCTGAATCGGTTAGTATTCTCCTTAAAACTCTAATCACTTTCATTATTCGTTCAAATATGACTTTGGAAGTAATGGGAAAACATTCAAAACTTCTTTAAAACTTATTTCCCCAAATTTTTCAATAACTACGGAAAAATAACGGTTATGAGAACGGCTATTGCGTACAATACGTATACATGAAGGTACTTCTTTGCGTGGTACTGTATCGTAGTCGTTTGCGTGCTCTCTTACAAACTTAATCAATTCAGGCGTATTTATGTACATTTTGATTATGTTTTGTGTCCTGGTGCCGTTATAATACGCTCGTTTAACCTGTTTATTAGGTAGCTTGTGTCCGTCATAGCTTTTCCAAAACTTGATATTTTCCTTGATAATATCCAGGGTGTCAATACTTCTGTGAGCCTTAAATGCTCCGATCTGAATACTTTCGTTTTCAAGGATAGGATATAATTCTTTTTCTATATTCTGTTTTTTCATAATACTATTCATTTAGATAATTCATTTAACACTTCATCAAGTTTTGGCAATACCCACGATTTCAGGTATAATTCCAGTCTTTCCCTAACATAGTTTGCTGTTCCTTCGTCAAACGTAGGGCAATTGCCTGGAATTATCGGTTTCTGAAAACTTCCTATACTATTTTCTACTATATTGTTTACCCTGGTAATTGCTTCCTGTAATTGTTTTTTAGCGTATTTCTTTTTCATAGATCATTGTAATGACTTAATTGTTCCCGAATAAATTGAATGTGTGTTTCTTGTTCATTCAACGGCAAAGAATATAATTCTTTGTAAAATTCGTTTTCACTCACTATTTTACACTTATTATCTTTGCAATATCTTTTGAAATCTTTTTCCGTTCCGTTCCCAAAACTAAACGCAAGTTTAATCTTTTCGTTACACCAAACGGAGTATCCTCCGTCTTGTATAGCTTCATTGATTGACTTATACGGGCGGCCTGATATGCCATTGCTGAAACTGTTAATAGTAAATTGTATCATAATTATATTGTTTTTTGATTGATTAATAGGTAAGTTCCGCCAATATATCCGCATTGAATACGGGTAACTGTTTTGCGTATCGTGTACGCCCGTCTAGGGGTGTTTCCGTAATGGTTAGATCTAGTAATTTGTATATTGGTGTATTCCAGATAGGTTTTTCTAGGGCTTCTATTTCTTTGTACCGGGGCGAATCTATATATATACCTTTCGGACCGTGGTAAAACTGTTAAAAAAACGGGTGTTCCTTATGTCTTAATATACAACTGTATGTTATATGATAGTAAGTTATATCTTTGGTTGTTTCGCTATACGATTTACAAATATAGCTTTTACCTGTTTTCTTATTTTCAATAATTACCTGTATCATAATGTTTTTGTTTTTATTGGTGATAATTTTTCCACACATTCAAGAATATATTTTGCATGTTCTTTAGCCGCTTCCTGTTTTTCCTGTTTTGTGGGTGTTATCCCATCATACTTATATAACATTTTGGCGGCCTCTCTGATTATAGTTTTCATTGTGCTACAGTTTGCAAGGTGTTCCATTTGTGGTTGTACACCATTGTTTGCTTTTTTGAGCACACAGCTTTGCAACCATAATGTAATATTGTATATTTCCCGCTCGTTTCTGATACACATTGCAAGTAAATTCGGTATGTCGTTTCTTGTTTCCATAATGTTACGTTTTTAAATTGTTATTATTACTTTCCTTGTTTCTGTTTTTCTATATAGTCGGTTACTCGTATGGATAGGTACAAGCAACCTAGTAGTATTAATGTTTCGATCATGCTGTATATTCTTTAATGTAGTCGTAAAAGTTTTCAAATCGGTTGGGAATTGCAAATGAAATATTCCCTTGTATGCAGATTGCAAAATTTCCTAGAGTCATAACGTTTGCAGACAATGTACCTATCTTGGTTTCCAACTGAACCGTATTACCCGTTTGCAATTCGTTATACATATTCTCAATTTCGCTATCGGTATACTGTTTGGCTTCAGGAAGCGACACGCGAAACAATTGGAATACATTACATTCGGCATTATCCGTAACGATAAGAAATTGACAGCCATTTATCTCACTGTAATAAAATTTTACATTTTCATCAAAACGTATCAAATATTTATTACAATGATTTACCAAACTAATATACGTATCATAATTACAAGGCTTAAAAACTCTATATATGTTAACATGTGCAATAACAGCTAGTTTAGTGTTATTCTCACAGATATCCCTATATTCGTTATAAGCATAATGGCACACAGAGTTAGCCCGTTTTAAATTAGTTCTATTACCCGTTTCAAATTTACTTATATGTACGTATGTTGCAATATCTTGCAGCAATTCCCTAGCCTGTTTTACTGTTATTCTTTTCATTTTTGCAAATATTCGTTTAGTTCAACTTCTGAGTAATCTACAAAATTAGGTTCTACACGACTATTATCTATTAGCCATCCCAAAACAATATCGTACAACTCATTGCCTAGCCCGTTATCGTCAATATATTGTTGCGCCTCCGCTGTTATCATGTTATACTCCATTTCGGTATAATATTGCCCTAAATAATCAAATTCTAGTGTATTACCCGCTATAATTAACTCGTAAAATTTTTTTGCAGGTTCTCCAAAAACAAAAGCGTTTTCACCGTTCCAAGAAGTCCTTTCACACACTATATTGTCGGGATAGTTTTCTTTGAAGTAAGATATTATTACCTTATCCAAAAATGATCCGCCGTAACTAGTGTACGCAAAATTAAGGTATATATCACTATGTTTCTCTTTTGCTTCTTGTACTAAACTTTCAGAACCTACGTAGGTCCATCCGTTTGAAAAGTCCACCAAATAATTATTTTTTGTTCTCATTGTTGTTTTACTTTTGATTTTTCCAAACTCTATAATCGTTCTCACTCTCAAAACACATATAACCGCCAAATACCTTGATTCCACTTGTGCAAAAAACGTTCTCATAGTTGTTTAATTTTTTTAATTAGATTATTCCACTTTATCACAATATCGGTATAGTCTATACCTAGTTCAATAAACTCGATTAAACTACCTGAATAGTAATTTTTGGCTGTTTGTAGGATATTCAATTTTCTGTATGGAGTCAATTTATTGTCATTAAGATAATTGCATACAGAATTATATTTAAACGAATCATGTTCAATCACATGATTAACCGGGTCGTAGTCTATATTGCTATTCATAGTATTCCTCTATTTCCGTTTCCACTTCGTCCAATACTTCTGAAATTGCCCGTCCTAACAGATAACAGCGTATAGTTACGTCGCATAATTCCGCGCCTCTTTCCAAATAACTCATATCGCAACCGAGCTCCGTTAACGCTTCACTTAACAGGTCCCAATTGTGGCACAGATATTCCTCGGCCGTCCAAGTGTTAAAGGTATAAGATCCTGATGCGTTCCCTGTTACGCTATCATATGTAAATAGTGTATCATTAAGATCCTGCTCCACTTCGTCCCTATTTTCTGAGGTTACTACTATATTGTTTTCGTTGATATAGTTCAACACGTCCTCTTTAACCGCTTCCAAATAATCGTATCTTTCCATAATTGTAATATTTAATTGATTTATACTAATTCCCATTCTTTCTTAACAAACCCACTAAAGCTACCGAAATTACGCCTAAATTCGGCTATAGCTTGTTTCTTAGTTTTTCCGTAATAACAGCACCTTTGGCCGTTCCGGAACTCTACTGTTAGTTTGTATTCCTTATCCGTTTTCATAATATATAATGTTTTTAATTGTACTCTGTATCTATACGGGCTTGTAACCGTTACCAACCACACAAAAACAGGGTGGTAGCTACATTACAATATGTGCGTATCGTATGTTTTTACGGCTTATGTTATACGCTCCGTTCATAACAGACAAGTATTAAGGCTTATGTATAGGATACACACGCACATACATTATATTGTATTAAGGAGGCTACTCGCATATTGCACTAAGTTCCTATCTCCATTATCAAGGATACCCGTACTTCTGCTTCGTGGCTAGCTACACCGCTATTTATATTCCGCTTATTCCCAGTTTGCGGTTCTGTGCCACGCTGTCACCGTGGCAAGCTGTTTCAATATGTCATATATCGTTTTGTCCTTCCGACACCGCAAACATACAGCGTTTTCGATTAAGTTGTATATTTCGTTAACATTCATTATAAATTAAGCCCGTTTTTTCCAAAATAAACACAGTTTATATACATATTTTAAATTAATATTGCATAATATTAATAGATCCGACCATGCAAGACACGTTTTAGCCTAATATTATGTTTAATTTCAAGATTTTTCAATGTTAATTTGTGTTAAATTTGTTTGTAAGTGTCTGATAATGAGGGAATTACGAAATCTTCGTAGATGCCATTTGTCAAGATTTTTTACTTTGTAAAGATTTGTGAATTCGATTCTCGTAGAAAAGAATTTATTTTTATTTACAAACGTTGAGAAACGGGGGTGAATGAACACACGTAACTACCTGTAAATCAACGGCATACCCCCTTTCCTGGAGTTTTATATGTGGGTGTGTCGCTCCCGATAAATTTTTTCTGAAAAAATTTTTTTCTCCAAATTTTGCTCGGATGGCTGATTTTGCGGTTTGGATGTGTATTTTCGGTAGTTTTCAACAAAATCGGATAAATCTTTACATAAAAAGTTACGAAAATCGTAGGTTTTTTGGTGTGTTTCGTAGGTATGGTTGCATTTTTTATGTTTTTTTTTGCAGTATAAGTTATTGGTTTACAGTATTCTTCGTTGATTTCGTCGTTTTGATATGTATCTATACTAAATTACGTATGCAGTTTTGGTTTCTGTATGTGTATGTGTTATGTATGTATTGTGTATGTATATGTATTGTAATAGAGCATGTAAGGTGTACGTGTATGTATATTTTGTATATATATATTACTGTTAACATTTAATATGCAAATTAATAGAGAGTACATTTTCAAAGATTTACGATTCAATTTTTTTTGACACGACTAAATAGCTTGTTTTCAGCTATTTAACCACTAATTTTTGCGAGTTTTTTTACAAGTGTTGAAAAACGAAGAGTTTACGAAGTCTACGAAAAATCAACGAATTTCGTAGGTTTTTTACGAATTTTCCCGAGTCAATTAGTTGCATATGCAACTATCAGTGTTGAGATTTTTTATTTTATGTTAAATTAAGTCAATTTTACATTTCTTAACGTAGAAAATAATAAGTAGATAAAAAAATATAGTTAAATCATTTTAACTAAAATGAGAAAAATTATTACAAAAGTAAAAAATAACAACAATCAACATTTTTTACTTTTCCTGTTCAAAGCATACTGTGGACGCGAAAGTAAAAAATCTTGTGTAAAGAAAGATAAACTATCTTCCTTGACACGCATTTGTTAACCACGTAAACATTTGTAGTTAATTAATTTAACTACTTGTTTTCGTATTGTTTTTTGCGCTATATTTGCAGGTAAAATCAAGTAAAATGTGTGTGTAAAATATGGAAGAAGAAATAGAGATTAAACTTAGGTTGCCCGAATCAAGGCGTGTCGTATGCCTGTCCGATGCAATGCCCGACAGGGAACGTTGGTACAAGGGAATGAGGGTTCAGACACGGCTGTTCGGGTGGGTTACGCTCGTCAGCTTCAGGGACCGTCACTGCTGTCTTAAACTTGACGAGCCTCTGGAGGACGGAACAAAGGCTGTGTTCGTGTCGGAAGCGTCATTCATCAGACGCGTGCCCGTACCTTTAACTGCAAAATCCATGGCCGCACAGGTCGCTGGTGTCAGTGTGGAAGGTGAAGTGCTGGAATACGAGAGGAAGATGAAGAGAAAATGGGAGAAGGAGAGGAAGCATATAGCGGAGATATGTGCAAGGTACGGGTATGTGCTTCCTTCCGAGTGGAAACGGTCGTTAAGGAGATTTGCTTCGTGGTGCGAGGACCAGGTAAGACAGTACGGGCATATCGTGGATGCCGACTATCTCATGCGGCATGACACGTCCGTTGTTGGCGGAAGGAGCGTGGATGACCTCAGGTTCGTGCCCGATGTGGATATGGTGGATGGGACCGGGGAGAACGGGAAGCCTTCTGCCGCTCGTGTTTCACGGTGCGCGCTCATGCCGGGAAGCATCGTCACCGCCATACGCAATGCAGGGAACGAGATGGACAAGTCGGTGTCGTTGTGGCGGAACAGCTACTTCGTGAAGATGAGGCGTTTCGGGTACACGTTCAATACCTGCTGTGACGGTGCAAAGACACGTGACGATGCGTTCACATGGTTCAAGGACATTACCATACAGTACATGGCTGACCTTATAGAGTATTACGGGATAAGACGTGATTCCATCGTGTGCAGGAAACTGGAGCACATCTCGGACGTGTACTCTTCCCTTGACGATATGGACGCACGCCCTGACATATCAACGGACGATTATGACCTGTATCCCGTTGTAATGTTCGGGAAGGTTGTGGACCGGGATAAATCTCTGGACCAGGTAGAGAAAGGAGGGGAAAATGACTGTCGCTGAATCTGCAAAGGCTTCTTATGAATACATCCTTGATTCCGTTATGGGCAAGCTGGCGGACAAGGGTGGTGGTCGCGGTTTCCGTAAAGCAAGGGATGAAGGCGAGTGGAAGCGTTCCATATCCGCTATGGTCGAGATGGATATAGCCGATGCGTGCAGGGAATGCAATTTCAGACGCCACAGGAGCGGTTCCATCATGGCTTTTGACGGTAAGATATTCGTTCCCATGATGAAGGAGGATCTGATGCGCCTGTGTATGGATTTGTGCCGCATAAACGGTCTTAGCGAACTGTACATGACCGATACGAGCGAGCGTTTCTACCGTACCATCGTAAAGAACGTGACGCATGAGATATTCAATCCCAAGCGTAACTTCATCACGTTTGACAATTGTGTCCTTGACACGGAAACGATGGAAACGTTCGATTTCTCTCCTATGATAGAATCGTGCATACGTATCAATATCAATTATGACCCGTTGGCGCGCAGCCCGTTGTGGGAGAAGTTCCTAGACGATGTGATCCCTGTGAAGGATACCCAGGATGCCTTGCAGGAGTTTGTAGGGTGTGCCTTTGTTGACAGGAAGAAGATCAAGATGGAGAAGATGTGTTACCTTCTCGGTTGTGGTAGTAACGGTAAGTCGGTGTTCTTTGACGCTGTTGTCAACGCGCTAGGGAAGGATAATGTTTCTTATATGGAGATGGCTGACCTGTCGGGTGACAAGTCTACTTGCGAGTACAATATAGCTATGATAAACGGCAAGCTGCTCAACTACGCTTCCGAGATGGGTGGGAAGGATGTGAGCGGTGGCAAGTATAAAAAGTTCATATCTGGTGAGCCTACTATGGCACGCCTTCCGTTCGGTGAGCCTTTCCTTGCCGACATGATGCCGCCTTTCATGGCCAATCTTAACAAGATGCCTTCCGTTTCGGACCAGACTTACGGTCATTTCAGACGCTCCCTTGTTATCCCGTTCTATCGTGTGTTTAAGGAATCGGAACAGGACAGGTCGCTTCCGTTGAAGCTGTCAAAGGAATCGGCTGCTATCATAAACTGGATCATAGAGGGTGCAAGACGGTTTGTGAAGAACAAGGGTGAGTTTACGAGAAGTTATACGATAGAATCCGTTACGGAGAACGCAAGACGTGATTCCAACAGTGTCCTGTCCTATCTTTACGATTCGGGGTATGATTCTTCGGGAGATATTGAGGAATCGGCTATCCGTGACCGTGACCTGTATGTGAAATACATAGCATACTGCAATGACTGTGGCGTAAGACCTTACAGTAAGAGAAAGATGGTTGACATGATACGCCAGGAAGGCTATTCCGTCACTTCCGCGTGGGATGAGAACAGGAACAGGCTGTTCCAGGTTGTCCTAAGACGGAAGTATAATCCTGACGAATATCTTCTCCAACAGGCTGATGATATAATGAAGGAGGATTTGCCGTTCTAAAGATGGTTTATTTCGGGATATTATGGATAGAGGAAGTATAAAAAGTGAATTGTATGCTTGGTTGTCTAGTATGACTATGAAGTATAATTGGCTTCAAGTGAAATTGGAGTACAAAGAAGATCGTGGAGTATTTTTAGTGTCATTTTCTCCCGTGAGCCAAATTGAACTTTCCGAAGAGTTTAACCGTGAAGCAATGCAGTTTGCAGACGAGATGAACGCTATTTATGGTAACGAAGCACCTCTATTCACCGATGAAGAAGCACTCTTTAAGATATCAGATAATGTGCATATTTAATATTGTTTAACCGTTATTGTTTTTACCATATTACTTTAATATGTATTTTTGCTGAAAAATTTTATTGTGTATGGATAATAAAGAGATTGTTTTATTTGATAGAAGTATTCGTGTTACTTCTGATTGGTATGTATGTGTGTCTGATGCCCAGTGTGCGATAAATGAAGCTCGTAACAGGACTGGTTTGAAAAGATATAATTTCAGCCAGTGGTTAAAGACTCTTTACGTAAGTGACATGGTTTCCAGTATTAATGAGAGTGGCAAGGATGCTTTCAAGGTTGAGTTTGATAATGATTCGGGTAAGATAGAGCAGTATTGTCATTTTGGTGTGTTTGTTAATATGATTTTGTCGGCAAGCCCTGTTAGTGGTGTACTAGACAATGAAGATTGGTTTAATGATTACGTTTGTGATGTATATTCCATTGACTATCATGTTTATGAACACGCCAAGATACTTGCCGTTGGCGGTTTGTGGCGTTATACGACAAAGAATGCTAGGTTCAGTGATGATATCCGTATGATGGATGATATCATGTATTTCGTTCCCGATGGTTACAAGAATGCCGTGTATAGCCTGTTTTTTGATTTGCTAGGTACGTTTTATTACAATTGGGAGTTTGCGTTGCGTTATGCAAAGAAACTTCTATTAGGGGATGCGGAGGAATGATTATGAGGTGCTTTGTTCGTTTTGTCATGTTTCTCATATACGTTGACATTGTATTTGTTCTTCTTGTGTTTATGGTTCCTGCCGAAATGGTGTACCGATGGACGAGTGGACGTAAGTCTAGTGGATATGTTTCATGCCTTTCTGATTTTCTAGGATATCCTGATGATTACCGTTATACGTTGAGCGATTTCTTTAGGGATATCAAACAGGGATGGCGTAATTTTAAGTAGTATGGGTTCTATTGATTATGAGTATATATTTGCCAATCTTGACACCGTGCTTGGGCTTCCTTTAAGGCGTAGGGGTAAGCGGTGGACGTTGCCTGCTCGGATAAATCTTGAGAGTCATAGCAGGGAGGATAAGCTGGTTTTCTATATGAACAAGTCGGGCAGTATCACCGTTACCGAGCAGGGCGGTGATTCTGTCAACCTGTTTGACTTTCTCGTGTCTTATCTTCCCGGTTGCAGTAGTGCTTCTGATGCTTTTAGGATTCTGTCAAGCCCGGACGGTTGCAGGATGAGTTTGAAGGATTTCTACGAGAGGGAGTATGATTTGGGTAGACAGGAATCAAGGTTTGTTGATGTGAAGTATGTTGACAGGCTTAGCGATGCTGGGCATTGGAAGGGTAATAACCTGTACGAGTACCTTTCAGGTGTTTTCGGTGTTGATTCCGTTAATGATGTGTTTTCAAGGTACAAGGTAGGATGTCTTGGGAGGGAATCCGCTGTGTTCTGGTATTCTGATAAGGATGGTAACGTGTGCCATGACAACAGGATAAGATATGGGGTGAACGGTCACAGGAAGAAGGAAACCCATGCTTTCAGGAAGTTTACTACGGGCGAAGGGTTTACCTATCGCGGCTATTTTAAGCCGTTTTTAGGGGAATATTGTAGCGATGCGATAACTTGTATGGTTGAATCGGAAAAAACCGCCATAATAGCTTCTATGGCTCTCGGTAACGGTTTTATATGGATAGCTTGTGGCGGAATGAACCAGCTTGGAAATAAATTGCCAAAAAATGTTATTTTATTCCCCGACTTTGATAATAAAGCTATATCTTTGTGGGGTGACAAAGGACGTGTTGCGAGATGGTGGGAATACCATAACCTGTCTTTTGGATTGAAGCATAACGATGATATCGGAGATGCTGTTATTAATAATTTGAATAGTATTAATGTTAAACAATTTAGAGAATGGATATTCAAGTAGGAATTGATTTTAAGGAAAATCTTCTTTCATTGCGTAATTATATCTCTTTGGGATTTAGTTGTGATGATATTGATTTCAAGAACGCAGCTATTGCTTCCATTGATAGAATGATGGAAGAAGTATTGGATGAGCATGATGTGAATTTCTTTGACGCATTGCAGAATGCGATTGACAACCTTGAGGAAATTGATAAAAAGAATGATGTTCGTGATATTTGCTGTGATTTTTACCATGTCATGGACAATAATGAACGTGTCATGTACCGTGAGTTCTTTGAAAAGTTGAAAAAGTATCGTGAGAGCAAGATAGAACGTGTTGTTCCATTAGCTGATCATGAACTTATTATCATAGGAAACAAATATTTTGATTTGAAAACTGGTGATGAATGTGTCGTTGACAGTATTATTAGCATGTTGAGTTTACGTTACGGGGTGGACACATGTGCTGTTTTGTATGTAGACCATCTTGGTAATCGCATAGCATGTTCTGTTGATGATTTCAGGAAAAAATTCGGGGTGAAAAAAGAGCATGAACAGAAGAGGTGAAATTAAGATTGACGGAAAGGTTATGGGACCTGATTACGGGAAATACTTTTATTCTCCCCGTGGTAATATGTGGGCTGTAACCTTGTGTACGTATGACTGTGATGATGGTCGTATGTTTGAAAAAATAGAGTTGTATAGGACTAAGGATGAGGCTAGGGAAGCTGCATTCAGATTAAATACGGAGGAACACAATGGGTAATACGGATTCAAGTGTAATAAAACTGCCTAATGGGTATAGATTGAATAAGATTGACGATTGTACTTACGAGTTGGTAAAGATTGACGATTTCAAGAAAGGAGATTTCCTGTTTGCTAAAAGCAGAACAGGAGATTTAATAGATTATGTATTTATTAATACTGGTGGTTTGAAAGCTAATTTCTTATATAAGGACAAGAATGTTCTTATCTGTAATTTAGAGTTTAACTTTTCTAACAACTATGATATATCAAAGGCTACTCTCGAACAGATTGCTGCCATGAGAAGGCTTTTATCCGAGAATAATTTTACTATTGTTGATGGTGAAGTTGTTCCCATTACAGATCCTGTTGTCGGCTTTGTTATTGTTAATGATGTGATTTATCCTGCAAGCAAGATTTACAGAAGCAGGGAATGCGCTATGTATGATTTAAAGAGAAAAGGAAATAAAAAATGAATCAAGTAAAATTTGTAAAATTAAGACGGGATGCAGTTCTTCCCGAAAAAAAAACTGATGGTGCTGCCGGGTATGATTTGTATGTTCCTGACAACACGTTGATAAGAAAAGGTCGTAATCTGATTAAACTTGGTATAGCCATTCAGATGCCATCAAATATGAAGGCTATTATCAAGCCGCGGAGTGGATTTTCCCTGAAAGGTATTATTGGCGTTGACGGGAAGTATCATGACGCAGATGTGTTGGATGGTGTTATTGATTGTGATTATACTGGTTGTATCGGTGTTATAGTGAAGAGTTTTGAGAAAGAGCCTTTCTATATTGCTGCCAAGGAGCGAATTGCTCAGCTTCTTTTCAGTAATTATATTGAGGTTGAATTTGTTGAGGTTGAAAGCCTTGATTCAACGGATAGGGGTGATGGAGGTTTTGGTTCCACAAATAATTTAGGCAAATGAGAAAGAAATTTTTATTATTTTTTGCTATTTCTTCAATAGTATTATTGGGGTTGTGTAGTTGTTCCAATGATAAGGATGATGAATACAAGGATGCTATTATCGGTACATGGGAACTTGTTCAGGTGAAAGTGGATGGTAGATGGTATCCTATGATAAGACCTACTTACGCTAAGTTTAATCAGGATGGTACTTATGTAGGAAGGGGCTATTTTGGTAATGGTTACGGTACTTATGATATTTCTGGTAAAACCATTACATGTTATGTTGATGGACATGAGTACGTAAGATACGATATTGTTGAACTTATGTCCAATACATGTACGTTGAAGATGATGATGGGTGGTGACAGTATGGACATTAAATGTGAAAAACGATGAAAACAAAAAAGATAAACAAAATTTACGACAAGGGTTATGATAGTGTACTGAACAAGTATTTTATCTTAGCCATGTTTGTTGAGTTTGGTGAAACGAAGTATGACCGTATTTTCTTTTCTGATAAGAAGGATGCGGATAACATAAAGGTAGGTGATTTGTTATGATTGGAGTTACGTTGAATAGCAGGGTAAAAATTATAAACCGTGATAAATACATTTCACTTCACGGTGAAGATTCTGTAAGCAAGTCAAATGTGTTCGGTAAATTTGTCACTGTTAAATACTGTTTTGAGAATGGTGAAAAGTTTCTTTGTGCGGATGACCAGGGTAAAGAGTATATTCTTTTCTCGGATTGTATTGCTTATGTTGATCATGTTAAAGAGAGAAGTATTCTTGATGAGGCAAAGGATATCCGCAGCAACAGCAGGCAGTCTGACTATGGTGATGCAGTAGTCAATTTTGAAAATATTTCCAAGATGGCTTCTTTGATTACTGGAAAGGAATTATCTCCTTATGACTGTGTTGCTGTACAGATAGCTGTAAAGCTATGCAGACAGGGATTTCATAAAAAGCGTGACAATATGGTTGATTTGGCTGGTTACGCTGATATAATGCAATTGATAGTGGACAAGGAGAATGTGAAAAATGGGGAAAAAGGCTGATAACGCTTTGGTTTTTAGGAGAGTTCTAGCGGCAAGCGGACTCTCCGATACTGATGTTAACAGGAAAAGCAGGAAGCATGATATTGTGATGAACCGTGCGCTTGTGTGCTGTGTCATGCGTGACATGGGTTTAAGTATATCTGAAATTTCTGATTTCCTATGTATTGACAGGAGTAGCATATACAATCTTTTTAAATATTCTTCTGAACTTGACGAGAGAGTAAGGGAAATAAAATCAAAGATAAAGGAGGAAAGGTAATGGGTTTGAATAAAGGATGGGGTAAACTTCCCCTTAGTAACAATCTTCTTATTGACGATGAAAAACAGAAGAAGATTGATATAGCAAAGCATATTGATGATGCGAATGAGATGGAGTTATGGGCTGCGTCCGCTTATGTCATAGATACCAATCCTGTCTTGTTTTACAAGGCAACACACGTTGTTGACGAGGGTATGTCAGAGCGTTCTTTGCTTATGAAAGCCAAGCAATGGGTTAATTCTCCAAGGATAACCCAGATTGTCAATTATGCCAAATCTTCCATGCTTGCTTCCGATTATGTGACACCATCCATGAGGCGTGTATTGGAAGGTGAGAATAAGGAAAAGACAAAGACTTTGATAAACAAGGATAACCTTGAATTTGAAGATGCGATAAGCCTTATAGAAAGTTTCCTAAAGCGTTCTGATATAGACACTGCTGATTTTAAGGATGTGAAAGGTGCGCTTGATATGCTTGCAAAGTTCAAAGGATGGCTTTCTGACGATGATGCTAGTGAGGATTTCTATGACAAGACTACCATAGCGTTTTTCCCATACGATTGCGACAAGTGTGTACGTGCCAAGGCAGGGTTATGCAACAAGTGTGTATATCATCGTGAATCAACAGGTGATCTTAGTGATGACGAACGTAAATGGATAAAGGAAAACGATACATGGAAAGGATAGTCTATGTCTGTAAGGAAAACTACTAATTTAACGGTAAGAAATAAAGAAAGGGAAAGGCGTGTAAGGGAAATAGAGGAAGAAGGGGAATTTGATTATTACCATAAATTTACTCCTGTCCAGTTGTACAAGTACCTTTCGCCTCTATGTAGTATTGATGCGTTACGGGTATTACGTTTGTGTGTATTATCCGCACAGAGGGGAGATAATATGATAACGTTGAAGTTTATAAGGAGGCAACTGAAATATAAGCCTAGGCGTTCTGTTTTTGATTCATTGATAAATGCCGGATTGATAATAGAACCAGTTCCTAATGTTTTTTCCTGTACGGTGAAGGTGAACGAGTATTCTCATATATTGAGCATGATGCGTATTGATGATAATGCTCCCGATGTTGTAGATGTGGATGATTTAAATTGTTATAAAGTTGTAGCAGAGGATAATATTAGTTACCGTGTTGTTAGCAAACGGGGTAGTGTTATAAAGAGTTTCGCTGAAAAGAGTGAAGCAAGCAACTATCTTGACGAACTGTATTTTCCTAAAGGTGAAGATGGTGACGTGGAAGCATTGTCGAAAGAGGAAGAGGAAGAATTAACCATTTGATTAACTATTTTTAATATTGTTTTCTGTATTAGTTTATTTTTTAATATTACTTTTGTCGCATGAGATATTGCTATGATAAAGAACGGTATGATTATCTTGTCAACGAGATTTTTAAATGTGGCAAGATACTTAAAGAGAACACCACTAACGGTAAGGAAGTTAGTTGGAAGGTTTTCTGGATAAGGGTGGACGCTCACAAAAGGAGACTGTCCGCAATGAGAGAATTAGACAAAATAAAAGAGGAGAAGTATTCTACTTGATTTAATTGGTAGGATTAGCCTAAGTCAAATTTATGACTACGTTAGAAATGAATGTATAGGAACGTTGGGATGTTTATCCAAGTCCCAACCTCTTCGGTCAGTGATTAAACAGAACCTAAAGGAACGGTGTTGCTGACAACTGAAACCATTTCATAACCTTGGCGATGGGTAATTTTACGGGAGCAGTCCTGGGCAGCTTTATTTTAGCTGCCATAATACTAAACATTAAAAGCATAACAAACCAATAATTAATTAACTATGGTATATATCCTTAATAAACATAATGAGCCTCTGATGCCTTGTTCAGAGAGAAAGGCACGCCTTCTCTTGAAAGATGGTATGGCAATTGTTTGCAGAAAGGATATTTTCACCATTAAACTAATAAATGGAAGCTATGGATATAAACAGCACATAACATTAGGTGTTGATTGTAGTAGCAAACATGTTGGTGTTTCTGCAACAACTGATAAGCAAGAGCTTTTTTCAGCAAATGCTGAACTAAGGAATGATGTTGTTAAGCTACTTTCTGACAGAAGAATGTTAAGAAGAAACAGAAGAAGTAGGAAAACAAGATATAGGAAACCTAGATTTAATAATAGGATTGTAAAAAATGGATGGATTTCTCCGTCAATAAAGCAAAAGATTCAATCTCATTTTAATTTAGTTGATTTTCTGCATAAGTTATTGCCAATATCAAAGATTGTAATTGAAACAGCTTCCTTTGATATACAGAAGATTAATAATCCAAGTATATCCGGCAGTGAATACCAACAAGGAGAACAACTTGACTTCTTCAATGTGCGTGAGTATGTGCTATTTAGAGATAATCATACTTGCCAACATTGTAAGGGTAAGAGTAAAGATAAAGTTTTGAATGTGCATCACATAGAGAGCAGAAAGACGGGAGGTGATAGCCCAAACAACTTGATTACCCTTTGTGAAACTTGTCATAAGGCATATCATAGAGGTGAGTTTGAATTAAATGTAAAGCGTGGAAAGTCATTTAGAGATTCCGCCTTTATGGGGATTATGCGATGGGAATTGTATGACGAGTTAAAACTTAGATACGATAATGTTTCAATGACATTCGGCTATATCACGAAGTACAAACGAATAAAATTAGGATTGGATAAGGAACATTACAATGATGCTTATTGTATATGTGGTAATCTTGCAGCTAAGATGTTGTCTGCTCATCATTTTATAAGGTTCATTCCTCGGCATAGCAGGGTATTGCATATACAGAAATTCAGCAAAGGCGGTGTAAGAAGAAGTGCTAGTGCTCCTTATTGGCTTAACGGTGGTAAACCTTCAAAAAGCGGAGCAATGTTTACCATGTTTGACAAGGTTAAGTTCAATGGTATTGTTTGTTTTATCAGTGGAAGTAGTAATGGTTATGCTGCATTAAGAGATATAAATTGGAACAAAATTGATGGATGTAAAACAGTTGTTACAGTTAATAAGCTGTTATTAATCTCCCGTAAATATGGGGGTTTTATTGTTGAAAAAAAATAATTATATAAAAAATAAAAAAAATGGATTTAGTATTAAATTGTAAAGTAAAGAAAGTAGGTCAGTTACAGACTGGTACAAGTAAGGCAGGTAATCCTTGGCAAAAGAGAAATCTTCTCGTTGAGGAAATTGGTTCTACATATACCAAAGAGGTGTATTTTTATGTAATGGGCAACCTGTGTGATCTTCAATTGAAAGAGGGTGATACTATTACTGCCCATCTTGAAATCAGAGCAAGAGAATACCAGGGTAAATATTACAATGAAGTTGGGTGCTTTAAGATAGATATGCCGCAACCAGCACAAGCACCATCACCTGCACCTGTTCAGCCTGAAAGACGGGATGATTTACCCTTTTAGCATTGCAATGCTGTCCGAAATGTGTGGTTTTTGCCTGTATTGATTAAATTCTTGTTTTTGTTTGCGGATGGAGGTTTATCTTTTTTTGCCATATCTCGGGTGGCATTAATGAACGAACGAAAACCATTACAAAAATTTAACATATAATATTTCATAGTACATAATACTGGCTAATATGCAATTAGTTTATAAATTCGACATTAACCATTCTGACAGGCTTTGCGCTATCTGCCGTGTCAATGCTGATGTCAACGGTGCGCTTAATATAGGTAGAAAAGTATTCGGTGATTCATTCATGATAGCCGATAGTGGGCGTTGGATTAACGTTCTAAAATGTGTGTGAAAATTAACATTAATGCCTTTCGGGTTTTCCTCCATCCGATTTTATTTGTAGTTTATAATGAAACGAATAAAGAGTAAATTTCCTTTAGCTGACATATTCAATTTTGTGTTGGGTAAGTTATCCGTTTTGAAATCTATTTCTGAACCTATAACTTTCTCTTCCCGTGATAATGCTATCCCTGCATTGTATTATGATGTTGTTTTGTATGGAAAATATATTAATGATACAATGTCTAAACTTACAGGATGGATTGATGTTATCAATGAATACAAGTCTGTTGGCTATGATCATTCTAGGTTTGTTGAAATAAAGACAAACGAGTATAAAGAAACATGGCCTTTTGATTCGGAAGATGATATCCCAAATTTTTCTTTTAAAAGTTGTTTGGTGTGTGAAGATTATAGGGATATCGTATTGGATTGCTCTGATGATGATATTACAAGCATGATGAGTGCAGTTAGTCTTTTTAGTCGTTTTGATATCTGTGAGTTCTTCAAAATTCCTTCATACAAAATTGAGGAAGATGGAACTATACATGAAAGAACTTTTGCAGACAAGGAGATGGATAAGGCTTCAAACAGTGTGATGATTGATGATGTTCGTTCTACTATGATTCATGTTAACAGGAAGATTCATTCTTTGGTTGACTACATAAAAAGCATTGACGAGGACAAATTTGATGAGAGCGTTGTGGCAAATATAGAAAGGGATGTATTTGAAATACTTGATTTGAAACTAGGAAACAATTAAGGTATTAAGGAACAAATTTGGCTTAATTCGCAATAATTATTATATTTGTGGTGATTTTGTCACCGTCGAAGATCCTTAAAACAACATTTTATGACTGTTGTTTGTATTTTAAATCTTTTCATAATTTAAAAGGGGTAGGGGTGGTATAGTCCTTTTCATTTATGCTATAACCACCCCTTATTTACTAAACACATGAGAAAAAAAGAGCTTCTTAAAAAAATGAGAGAATATCAGTCTTGGCGGAAAGGTGCTGATATTCCCATGATGCCACCATCCGAAGTAACTAGGATGATTGATTCCGCAATAACAGTGATAGAAAAGTCTGATACAAGCAAGGCGAATGCCGTGCTGTTTAAAAAAGAAGTGATAGACAAACTTCACATCACTGTCGGTGCTATGATTTTGGACGGATATGACGAGTTGGATTCATGTGTAAAGTATGTTAATGAATTGATACACGAATTAGACCAATTGCCTACTAAGTAAACACCGGATATAATATACACAAGCAATGGGCATGGAACGGCAGCTTAGGTCTGTCTGTGTGTATTCTATATTGCTCGTCAATGCAGAACTGGCATGGGTTCTTAGATGTTACTGCTGTCCTCCATCCCTTGAAATTTGGAATGTTTTTCCATGAGTTGTAATTTGCTTCATTGAAAATTCCTAGAATCATCTGCTGTTCTATAACATACAACTGGCTTATACCGTTTGTAGCATATCCTCTCCCATAGTGTTTCTGTTTGCTTGGCGGAATAAATGATACGTTATATGGTGATGATATGTTGTTCCATATCTTCTTTTGAACCTCGTCTGTTATTTTCTCTATATTGTTCGTTTTTGTGGACAGTAATGTATTGGCAAGATATACTTCAACAACAGCGCGGAATCTGTTTGTATTTGTGTTTATTCTCTGCTTTGTCGTTTCTCCACCGTATGTCCTTTCCATATATTCCTTAATGCCGTTGTCCGTCATTGAAATATACTCCCATCCAAGATCTTCGTTTAGTTCTAGTGACAGTTTATTGCTTTCCAGTACATATTGGTAAATGTCGTTATATATATCCTCACGAAACTTTTTGGTCAGTTCCAGCACTTTTTCTTTTTGGATATCCGATAGTTTTGATATTGACTTGAACGATTTAGCCCCTGCCAAAAGGAATACGGCTAGAAGGTCTTTAGAAAACTTCTCCGCACGCTCTCTAGTTGACGATTTTATACCGTTGGCAAGTCTTTTTACCTGGAAGTAATAGTCTGCAATCTTAGATATTTCTTCTTTGTTGATCATTGGCTTCTACTCTTTCTGTTATACCGTTTGCTACCATGTTTATCATCAAACTCTTGAAATCACTTTGGCTGTAAACTTTTTGCCCGATTGATGCTAGAGTTTGAAATATGACAATTTGATTCTCATACAAAACCTTTTGGTTCTGTATGATAGCGTCAAGTTTGGATAATATTTCTCTTTCGTTGTCCATAGTGCAAAGGTATGTATTTTAAATAAAAAAGGCAACAGTAAAGATTCACATCTGCCTGTTGCCAAAGTAAAAACATCGTAATGGTTCATTTATTGTTATACAAAGAAACAAAAAATATGGTATTTTTGCAATAATAAAATGTATAAATATTGTTAATTGTTTTGTAATGCCTAAAAGTATGGAAACTATAGATTCTATAATTTTATCAGATTATATTTTAAAACATTATGGACCAATGTCACACTTAAAATTGCAGAGATTATTATTTTACTGCGATGCTTATCATTTGGCATGTTTTGATAAAGAATTAATTGATGATTCTTTTGAGGCATGGGTACATGGTCCTATTAGTCGTAAGGTTTATGGTAGTCTTAAAGATAAATATATGCTGTATGAAGAATTGACCTATTCAAATAATACCAAAGAAGATGTAGATAAGAAATTTGCAAAGTTGACGCAAGACCAACGTAATTTTATTAGGTATATTTTGAAGGAACTATCTACTTGGACAATGTTTGAATTGGGGGCGTCAATTCGTAACGAAAAGCCTTGGAAAGAGGCTAGGATTGGTTATGGAGAGGCGGATAAGTGTCATGTGGAAATTTCAAAAGAAACAACTAGATTGTTCTATAAGAAAGACTTAATTCAATGACTTTACGTTTGTACATAAAAAAAGCAATAGAATAGATTGAGCCTTTCTATTGCCTAAATGAATAAATCTAAAAAATGCAATATGTTACTGCTAGTTGTATCCATTTAATGCTTTTTGGAAATTGTTGAGGTTGTCAAAATCTATACAACCTCATTAAATGTAATCTTTAAATAAGTTTTACTTTTTGCAGTTAAATCTGCACATCTAAAGGCATTAATGTTAATTTTCACACACATTTTAGAACGTTAATCCAACGCCCGCTATCAGTTATCACAAAAGAATCACCGAATACTTTATAATGGTGTAAATTTGTTCCTTAATGCCCATCTAAATATCAACTAGCCTAATTATTACATTGCAAATATAATACTTTTTTGTATATTTGCAATGTATAACTAAATAAAATATCATGGAACTATTAGTAGAAAGAAAATGGTGTAAGCCTGATTATACTATAGGGCGTTTGTATATTGATGGTGAGTTTTTCAGTAATACGCTTGAAGATCGTGTTGTTGACGTGAATAAGAACGGAGTGTTTGATGGAAACGAGAAGAAAGTTTATGCTGAATCTGCTATTCCTTATGGAAGATACCAGGTTATATACAACTGGTCCCCAAAATTTGGGCGTAATATGCCAAGGTTGTTGAATGTGCCTCATTTTGATGGTATTCTTTTTCACGCTGGGAATACAGCAAAGGATTCTGCTGGGTGTATCCTTGTAGGTAACAATACATCAAAAGGAAGGCTTACCGAATCACGCTATACTTCTGACAAATTGAACAAGTTGATTGACGATGCGATAAAGCGTGGCGAACAGGTTTGGGTTACGATAAAGTGATCAATTATACGTTAAAGGAAATATAGGAGCGATGTTTTTGTCGCTCCTTGTTTTTTAGTAATAATAGATTATGTACAGTGCTATACTATTCTCGCCAATTTTCCATCGGACGGTTTTCCGCCAAACAGGTGATTGATGTATGCAAGACCTTTTTGTGTGCATAGAACAACCATCACGACAAAACCTGGGTGATTCTCTCTTGGAATAGGTTTTTCTTTCATCTCGAAATACCCAGCATCAATATATTTCTGTTTTGGCTCATTCCTGTTAGCAAAGAATACTCCTGCTTCACGAAGTTTCTTGAACAAGGTATTTCGTCCGAATGGTAAGCCGAGTATCTTGGCAGCCTGTCCTATATCACATTTGCCTTCCATCGCAAAGGCTTTGTCGGCAAAATCCGCTTTGGGCTGAATTTTGGCAATCTTGGCATCTTTTTGTTCGATTTGCTTTTTCTGTTGCTCCGATTCAATGCGCAACCGTTCTTTCTCCTTTTCAGAAGCTACCAAAGCTTCCAAGGCTTCAAGATAGGTTTGCGGAGTTTGGATAGCCTTTTTCTCATTTTCGAGATATTCAAGACGGTCTATGATTTTTTCACGTAGAACTGCATCGTAGCCCGAAGCGAGAATAAGACAACCTTTCGGAGTTAGATTAAATAGAGGTCTTTCTTGACCGTTAGCGTCTGTGTATGAGCCCAATCCAAAATTGGATTCGGCTACACCTTGCGATAATAGATTGCGAATATCACGCATAACATGGGCATGTTGTTTACCCGTGACCTCTGCTATTTCAAGGGAAGTCATACCTTTTTGATTTGGAATTAAACTTTCCATACTTACTATTGTTTGGCATTATAATTATAGACAGAAAAACGGCTGCCATTTCCCGTGTCGCCAAACAATAGTAAGATTTTCTCCGAAGAGGAAATATTACGCAGGAAAGACAGCCGTGTATTTTCATACAAGCGATTGGGCATAAAAAAAGCCCAGCTAATATAGTGAGCTATAACCGTGCTCTACGGAGAAAGAATACTTTACTATTGTTTGGCACCACAAAGTTACAACAATTCCTTAAACTACCAAACGAAAACAATATTTTTTTGAAGGCTATTCCGCATTTTTGCGTAAAACTTGATAATCAATATTTTCTATAAATTGTTCACTTGAAGTTAGTGCTCTTACAGCTTCCTCTTTCCTGCCATAAACAAGCATCCATACTTCATCAAGATTGATTGGAAACTCATTGTCAGATTTTGACAATTCAAGAACTGCGTTGAAATACGATTTTATTTCGCTTTCGCTACTCTTTTTAGATAAGATTAATTCTAGCATAGCTATTATTTTAGACAATAAAAAAACTGCACTACGTGTTGTCTAAGTCTTAATAGCAAAACTCCGAGAGTATTTCTACATCCCGACACGGTGCAGTATATCTTTTGTAATGAGATACACGTTATATATGGGCACAAAAAAAGCCGATGTATGCGGCTCGTGCCGCTATTAAGTTTAGACACCACAAAGTAAATAATAATTTTTGATATATAAAAACTTTGTGGTGTGATTTTTTTTCACATCAATCCAAGCACCATACCTACTGCTCCCCAGAATACATCTCTCCATTCGGGCACTCCTTGTCTAAGCCACTTATCGTAGACGATTTCTTTCCCTACAAGGAGGAATAAGGTTAGTGCTATTGCTGTCCATACGGAGAAAAACCATTGCGCCACGCTTACTAAAAGTATTCCTGCAATGAGGTGTTCCATTCCGTCAACTCTTAAATTGTTAAGGCATATATAGTCCAATGCCCTTCTTATTTTTCTTAGTAAGTTTATAAATTTTCCCATAGTTTAGCTGTTATCGTTGTTTTCATTGTTTTCATTATTTTCCTCTATAACTCTAGCTTCCATATCGTTTAATCTTCTGTCTTGTTCGTCCATTCTATCATCTTCGTTATTTGCTGAGAAATCACTTTCCTCTCTTGCTGTCTGTAATGATATTATTCGGGAGTTCACAAGCTGAACGAGTGTATTGTTCCATTCGGAGAAATCTATGTATGAGTATGGTTCTATGGTAGCGTTTATTCTTAGGGCGTTATAACCTGTTGCGTCACCTTCCATTACTCCTACATAGTATTTGAATATATTGGCCATGTCATTTATGGCTGTATTCATCATTTGTGCATCACTTCTCGCCCATTCCATTTCAGGCTCGTAATACATTGCTGTTGTTCCAGTAGGTCTGTCACCTGACGATGATTGCATTGGCGGAACGACACCGCTTCCGTCAAGTATCCCGTTGTATATGTTATCTATTTCGGTGAACAGTGAGTTTGAAGCGTCCATTTTACCCATGAACTGTGCATCATCTTCTGCTCCTACACGTAAAATAGAAGTTCCTCCCAATCCGTTTCTTTGAATGTTTATTCTTCCGTTTGTCTTGATAAGTAGCATTTGGAACGCCTGTCGTGTGTTGTATTCTCCTATCATGGACATTAAGAACTCGAAATCGTCTATCAAGTCCTGTACTGCCCCCCAAAATGGAAGTTCAAGCCGTAGATATACTACAGGTATAAATCCCAGGTTATGGAATTGATGCAGTTGTATGATATTCCCGTTCTCGTCAATATCCGTTGCTATATCTCCGTTGGAATCCAGTGTATAAAACTCATCTTTAGTCCATACATCGACAAGTGTGTCTGTATGTTCTTCTCCATCAGCCGATATATATGTGGTTGTATATTCTCTTGCGAAAGCTATTCTTTCGCCTCTTCTGTTTTTATGCTCATATAGTATATCTCCTTTTGAGTAGCTGAAAGACCTGTATTTTATCTCGTCCTTATCCTTATATATATATATGGCAGCATCTCCTACCTTTCCGGCTTCGCTTATAAGTTCAAACTTGGCTGTTTCCATGAGAGAATCAGTCCAGTATTCCTTGTATGTTGTCAGCTTATCCCTGTTCTGCTGGTTTGACGCGCTTTTCTTTATCTGGAATTTAAGAGGATTGGTACACAGGTGTGATACCCTTTTCTTGTGTATCATCCTTTGGAGAGGGAATGCTCGTCTTTGCAGTACGTAAGGAGTTGATACCGATTTCTTTTTCTTTTTCTGAGCACCTACATTAGCACTTTCATCATCCGATGATGTGGCATCCTCGTCTGACGGGATGCTGTCTTTCCAGTCGGGTCTGTTGTGTATATAATGTCCTGATGTATCCCATTGTGCTAGGAAATCATCTTGTGACATATATTTGTATATCAAAGTGGAGCGTCTTGGCTTTTTCTTTGTTCCTCCACCTCTCCCATCGTCACATCTTGACGGAAGTGCCACTTTGAACGGTTCTTTTCGTAATAAAACGTCTAATTTTAAAATTTCCATAGGTAATTATAAATATTTTAATTCATCCATTATATCGTTAGGTATGTCAATCATTACATCGCATATATCAAAATATGTCCTGTATAAAAATGTTCCTTCTATCAAGTCGGGCGAGCATCCTACAATCTTTTTTGCTTCCTGTTTTTTCAGCAGTCTTAGTTTCCCGTTTTCCCTTTCCACGTCACGTCTTATTGCTCTTCTCTGATCCATCAGTGCTTCCCGTATTGTTTTGTTCACATACGGTTTGTCAAGAAGTTCCGGGTTTATACTGAATCCGCAATATCCTAGGTTTGTTCCTTTTATACGTGTTACCATTTCATCGGCAAGCTGTGCCCTTAGATCGAAATAGAATCTTACAGGTTGATCATCCTTGCTTTTGTCTAGTCTTTTCGGAACACCTCTAAGTATTGCCAGGCTTTCGGGAAATGCGTCACGGAATGTCGGTGCTCCAAGACCGTCAAATGCCAGTCTGTTTTCACCGATTCCCCATTTCCGTAGATTGTTTCTTACCCATCGGTTCAAATCCCTAGGCTTTAATGTGTTTGACCATTCTAGGTCTTGTAAGTGATGTCCTATGAAGTGTCCCATTACACAAACGTCACCAAGACCGTATGCTATATCCAGTGTAGCACATTCAAAGTAATCGTCAAACACGGGCTGTGATGAGAACATTTCCTCCATTTCGTCACGGGTTATCCACTCGTTTCCCCCTTTTATCAGCTTCCATGAACCTAATGCGTTTATGGATACTTCCTGTGCTGTTCCTCCAAGGTTTTTCTGATAGTCAGGATTGGAAGCCATAAGTATCTTGTTATCTTCCAGCCCGGAAGCTATAAAGGTTATACTCTTGATGTATCTTTTACAGTTTGTTTCGTCAATTTTGGTATTTTTACCGAATCTTGCGATGATATAATCTTTTGCCTGAGCAAATACTTCTTGTGGGCTGTCACCCCATGCTGTTTCATGTATAGTATCTCCATATTGAAAGAAATATCTTACTTTTCCCGATCTTTCTGGAATTGCTATTCCGTCATCGTCTACCCACCATGATACCAGTGCTCTCCAAAAATCGCTGTATGGGTTTGGATTGCACGCGCCTATAAGACTTGTTCTTAGTCCTGATGATGAACGCAATACCGTTTGAAGGTAGTTTATGATAGGTTCTGTTGCCTGTGAGCACTCGTCTATCGCCACCTTGACAACGTTACCACCCTGTTGTCTGTCCTTAAATTCGCTTACGCCTTTTTCTCCCGACAAGCAGGCATCCCCGAAATAATCGTATCGTATTTCACCTCCTGCGTCAAGTCTTGAAAGGCGTTTTGAATCAATATACTCACCATAAGGTTCAACCATCTTTGAAACCACTTTAAGAATACCGTCCGCTTTTTCTGCGGATGTCTTGTCCTTACGGAAAACAAGTGCGGAAAATGACGGGTGGTTGCATGAACTCAGTATATCCATTCCAAGACATACGGATTTTCCTCCCCCACGATTCCCGTGAAGTATCTTTATTCCTGCCCTGTTCCTTAGAAATGCCTCCTGTGAACCTTTCTGTGGGGCAAGCATATTTACCTTGTACCCCTTGCTTCTTCTGTCCTCTATATATCTTTGGACGAAATCAAGGCTTTTATATGGTATGATTCCCCTTTTGCCATATCGTTTCAGCGATTTGACAACATCCTTAGTCTTTAATCCTCGGTATTTTAAGTCAATTTCTTCCATCGTTTTCTATGTATCCCGCAAATATAATATTTTTTTAAATATTTTTTTGCTTATACACATTTTTTAACTACATTTGCATCGGTAAGAGGTACTTACTGTGCGCAAAGGTCTTGTGCATGAATCACATAAAAAATAAATAGTATATGGATGAAAATGTAAAAGCCATTTTTGAAGGTATCAAGAATGCGTTGGGAGAAAGTAGCTCCGTTATTACAGATCGTACAATCGAACAGACGATTAATGAGTTCTCAGCGTTCGCACCGCAGGAAAATGCGGAAAAGTTCTGGAATGAAAGTGTTGTGAATCATTTAAAGAACACAGTGGCAGGTCAGGTAAGAGCGTTTGCGTCTGATAAGCGCAAAGAGTGGGATACAATCAAGGAACAGGAGATATCCAACTTGAAAAAAGAATGGGAAAAATCACATCCTGCACCACAACCTACACCAGCACCGCAACCACAACCACAACCTACACCTACACCGACACCGACACCGACACCAGCACCCGAACCGAAACCGTTTGAGTTGCCCGATGATGTCAAGGCTAAACTTGAAGAGTTTGAAAAATTCAAGAAAGAGTTTGAAGCTAAAGAGCAGGAGGAAAAGCAGAAGCAGATTGTAACTGAAAAGCGCAAGAAGCTGTCTGATTTGATTAAACGCCCGGAAGCAGGTATGCCTAACGAATTGTTGCGCAACATCATTTTTGAGAACATTCAGATTTCGCCCGAAGAGGAAGATACAAGCATTCTTCTGAAAATACAGGGAAAGTACAATGAAACGTGTACGAAATACACAAAGGATGGCATTAATCCTTTCATCTCTGACAAGGGTGGTTCTAGCGATGTAAAGTCATTCATAGATAGAAAGAGAGAAGAAGATAAGGCTAACAAGGAAAACAACATTGTCAGCCGATATTACAGTAAAATTAACAAATAGTTTTTTTTAATTATGAAAGCAGGAGTTCTTGCAACAAGTTATAGTAAGATTGGTGGCGCAAGACATATCTTTTCTAATGATACGTCTTTGCACGTACTGTTGGTAGGATGTAACGTTCCAGTAGAACGTATGCCTACAGTTGGGAACAAACTTCCGGCTGGTACCATGATTAAATGTGATTCCTCAAAGCAGAATGGCGGTGACATTCACTATTCATTCAGAATGTACGAGAAATCGGATTCTGGTGCTACGGTAAAAGTTGAAAAAATCATGGGTAATACAGTTGCCAAGGTTGGCATGGTTGTCGGTAAAGCACCTACTACTGCCGCAGGTACTACAACTGGCTTTACCATTAACGCTATTGATTCGTCTCATGACGAATATGACATCCTTACATTGTCCGGGGATGCAGGTAAATTGGAATTGACCGATATTTTGGTTGAAGTTACACAGGTTGGTGCTAGCGCAAAATTCAAGGTTATTCCCAATGCTATCCTGCCTTATGATGTTGACACCATTCCCGGTGCCACTCTCTATCCTTTCAACGGTGCATGGATGGTGACAAGTGAGATTTTGGAAAAACGCATTCCGCCCGTAGCTTCGGCAATCAAAAAGGCGATGAAGGATGATGAATCATATCCTTGCGTTTTCCGTTACACATTGTATAACTAATTAAATTTTTTCGTTTTATGCAAAGATCGACATTTAGTTTCTATGATTGGCATTTCTCTGGGGAGATGCAGGAACTTATGGATTATGCCAATCAGAAATTTGATAACGAAAACTGGAGAAGCTACGGAGATTGGGATGTTCCTCAGATGAGCAAATCATGGAACGTGATGGTTGACGAATACACACAGGCTACCCGTCCTGTGATGCTTGCTCCTTTGGCTGAAAAGCCTATCATGGACACTACGGGATTTGAATGGTATTCGGGCCGTATTCCGAAGATGGGTCACGCCATTCAGTTTATGGAAACCGATATTCAGGAGTTCTATGAACTTGACATTCCGCAAGGTGCATTGCTTGACAAGATCCGTGAGAAGTGGTACACAAAGATGGAAGCGTGTATTCAAGGTTTCCATACCGAGTTGAACTGCATGACTTATCAGGCTCTTTCTACAGGTATGCTTAACTATACAGCTAGTGGTACCAACTCAATCCCTGTTCAGATTGACTATCGTGTTCCTGCAAAACACAAGTTGAAAGCGTTGAAACAGAAATGGTTTAACGATACAGACTGGACACCGAACGAGAACGCTGATCCCATTAAAGACCTTCAAAGAATGTGCAAGATTGCCGATAATGACGGTGTACCATACGATCATTTTGAAATGTCAAAGGATTTGTATGATAATTTCTTGATGCACCCGAAAGTGACAGCAGCAGTACAGGCACGTCTTGTTCCTGCCGCAGCATCTACTACAATTTATCCTATGAACAATCAGGAAATTGTTGATGTGCTGATGAAGGTGTTCTCTATTCCTGTGATTATCCCTATTGAGGAAAAATCAAAATGGAACAAACTTGGCGTGATTGAGGAAGCCAAACCGTCTTTTGAGAAAAACACTGTTGTTCTTGTTCAGAGCGGTCAGTTCTTCCGTATCAAGAACTCACCGTCAATGTATTTGCAGGATACCAATCCGGCTGTACGTATTTCTTCTTTGGAAGGCGGACGTATCGCGTTCTTGCATCAGTATTCTTCTGAACCGTATGCTGAGAAGAGTTCAGGTGAATTGTGGGCGTGTCCTGTGATGAAGAATCCGAACAACCTTATCATCATGAAGGTTGACGAACAGTCAACTACGGGATTGTAAAAAGTTGAACCATGAAAGTCATTATTGATATAAATGGAGAAGGCACAGCAAAGGGCGCAGGGGAGTATTTCATTGGAGATACTCTCACGCTCCAAGCTATTCCCGAAGAAAGTGTGGAGTTCGGATATTGGCTTATTGCTGACAATGAAACATTGAAGCCGGAAGATAGGCTAAAAGTTTCAGATAATCCGTACACTATTCAGGTTACACCTCAGATAACAGCAAAGGGTAACATGAAGGTGGAAGCATATTTCTATATGTCTATGCGTGAATATCTGAAAGCACAGATTGACTATGAGTTGAAAAACACATCATATATCAGTGTTGCCCAGAAATGGGGATTTCGTTTGTCTGATGACAGCCGTGAAACGTCTGAGATGAAGAAGGATTTGGCTTATGCTGACTTGTTGCTCATTGTTTGCACTGCCCCTTCAACCATACAGGGAAAGACAAAGAAAGCCGGAAACTGGTCAATTACCGACACAAGCAAGACTATTTCTATCAATGACAAGAAAAGATTGGAGCAACGCGCAAAGGATTTATACGCCAAATGGGGTTTGAATTTGGATGTTGGAACAGATGTTGAAATAACTAGATTAAGATGGTAGTATGGGAAAGAGTATTTTAGGTGAGGATATGTTTCCTGATATGGTTAGAATTTATCAGAACAAGAACAGTTCGGATAAATATCAGACTACCCCATATTGGGAGATGATATACGAAGGAAGGGCAAACATACAGGAAAAGGACACAGGTTCGGAAACGAATGATGTTGACAAATCCGAATATGCCGCCTACCTAGAAGATAACGATGTAACCATACCTTCCGGGTGTCTGTTGGATTGGCAGAATTTCAACCATCCGTTTTCGGACAACAGTAATAGCTGGCGTGAGATAAAGAAACCTCCATTTAACAATATGGAATTTGGTACGGTGATATACTTTAACCAAATAGAAAACTAGAATACTATGACAATCAATTGGACGGAAATAATACTTGCTTTGTTGGGTACAAATGGCATAACCCTTCTAACTTCAATGTTAATGTTTAAGCAGAAGAAGGAAAAGATGGAAACTGAAATTGATTCTTCTACCTTGGACAATCTTGAAAAGGGGTTTGCTATTCAGGGTGCTCAGTTGAAAAAGGCGCAAGAGGAAATTTTGAGTTATCAGCAATCTCTCCACGATGCTTATCAGAAGATACAGGAGCTTTACAATGAACTGAATGATATTAAAACAGAACTGAAATGCGCTAAAGATGATCGAGATTTGTTAAAAAAGCAGATTGAGAAACTGAGTAAACCAGTAACAAGAAAGACAAGTACAAAAAATGCAGGCAAATAACAACGATAAAGTATTGAAAGAGTTTGGTAGTAATGTCCAGCTTGCCTTGGATGCTTCTATCATGCAGTTCATGGAAGATATCGCCACGAATATCATGGATGATATAAAAGACATGGAGGGATTTACCAATCAGACTTTCAATCTTGAAGATAGTTATGGCTGTGGCATTTACAAAGATGGGGTCCTAAAGAAGATTGTGTGGGCAAATGCAACGAAAGTTGCAAATGAGCCTAGGAAACGTAACAATGTCGAGTATTGGGGGCGTGAACTTGCCGAAGATTTCTTCAACAGTTATAAATCCGATGGTTCTGAAAAATATGAACTGGTTGTCGCTGCTGTCATGTATTATGCCAAGTATGTTGAGAACTATCACCTGTTGAACGTTCTTTCAGATTCTTGGATTAAGACAAAGACAGATTTAAAAGGGGGTAAATATACTGTGGTTTTTAAGAAAATTGCAGCTAATATGTTAAACAAATATTTTAAGTGAAGTTATGGGCTACTTTAATCCTTCAACAATAAATACCACCTTGTACAATATTGTATTGGACAAGAAGATTGCTGACGATGTATATAAGGTACAGCGTCCTGCAAGTGTTGATGATAAGGTAACTAGTTTTATTGTCGTAAACAACAATACAAGAATTGTAAGCAATACCGAGGGCGGCCCTTACGGTCACTTCGGGAAAGGCGAAACAATGGCTACGGTTACTCTGTTTGTAAGGGCATTGCCTGGGAACATATATCCGTCTGTCATGGATGCGTTGAGTGAAAAGATGGTAGAACTGTTCCCGCAAAAGACTGTGCAGCTTCATTTCGAGATATTTAATGTTTTACCACCAATGTTTGACGGGGTTGGGTTCTATTATATGTCCGTCCTGTTGAATGTTGATATTTCAAAGGATTAGCTGCATGAGAAACGTGAGAAAAAACAGTGGAGGCGCATCGGTAGATACGTTTTCAACAATTAACAATAACTTTTTAAATACAGAAAATAGAATGGCACGAGTAAATTTAGACACTAGCCCTGCTTACTTGAACGGGCAGTCGGCTGCTTTGACATTTGATGCGATTGAAATCACCGATAGTACTCAATATTCAAGTTTTATCAATCCGAAGATTCTTCCGAATATTGAATCTGGTACTACGGAATCTGCTGGTACTGACGCTGACACTTCTGAAACAAAGAACGAACAGGGTGCTACCGTATTCCAAAATATCACACCAGGTACTATGGCATTTACCTTTACAGGTATGTCTACATCAAAAGCCGCTTTCGCTTTCTTTACGCAAGGAAATGAAGCAAAGGCTGAGTTGGAATTGAATAGTTTAACTGATACCATTGACGCTTTTGGAAAAGGTGCTACTCAGAAGTTGAAAGCGTTTGGTGCAAGCTCATTCAAGCAGTTTGTACGTCCTATCGGTATTATCAACGGTACTGGTGACCGTATGATCTTCTTCCCGAAGGCATCATGGGCTGTCAGCTTCACAGGTGCTCCAAGTAACGCTGGATATCTTGGATTCTCCGTTACTGTGACAGCATTGGAAGTTAACACTCAGTATTTGAAAACCATGATGGTTCTCGAACTTGACAATTCGGGAGTGGGTGCTTGATGTAGACGGGTGATGAATTATTAGCCGGGCGTTTTGTCCGGCTTTTATTGTTTTTTAACTGATTGTGTTTGATTTTTGTTAACCTTTGTTGTATTTTTGCTGTAAAAAATAACACCATGACAGATAAAGAATTGTCTGATAAATTAAAGCAAAAGGCTATAAGTCTTGGAGCTTGCGAAAAAGGATTGAACGAATGGGGTAACCTAGATAAATATGAATTATGCGAGATGTATATTAGATACATTGATTTCTGCCTGCTTAACAGATACCCGTCAAATGAAATAATCAAGAAGGAGTTTGCAGGATTTAGGGAGAAGTTTAATGTATTCGTTGATGATACAAACCTGTTCATAAGCAATCCTAAATGGTCTATTTTTAACGGTTCGTGTGATTGTGTTGTCACATTCAACGATTTCGGTATAGGAGAAATGTATGTCAAGGATAACAGCCGTGTAAACCTTGTTGCGCTTGACAACAGCATAGTACACGTTTCTTTGATTGACGATGCCAAACTTGATATTGTATCGTCTAAATATACAAGGGTATTCGTTTATACAAATACTCCAAAGAACATATCAAAGGTAGATGTGAAAGGAAAATTAATGATTAAACCGTTCAAGTTAGTTTAAGAAAAATGGGAATATTCAACTGGAAACAACCTGACTTAGATGATCAGATAAAGATGCAGAAGTTTGCCACTCATAAATACAAAGAGGTTATGGTTGGCAATAAGAAATTCAAGGTGCGTGGTCTTAGACTGGGTGCATACGATTATATTGTGGATAAGCTGTTGATACGTGACATTATCAATCCCGATACAGCGAAAAAGGAAATGATTGCAATTATGAAAAATGACGCATCTATTCCGTACAAAGTTGCAGCGGCAGGAGTATTGAATAACTATTGGTTTTTTGAGATAATTCCTTTTGCAAGGCGTATATACGCTTGGTGGTTAAGCAGGCACTATGACCATAAGGAACTCACTCCGTTGATAGAAGCCATCGTGGAGGGGGCTAATGTAAGTGATTTTTTTACAAATACAATCCGTTTAGCGTTCTTGATAGATACGACAGCGACATTAAGCAAGAAGGATGCCATGAAATTATCTCTCGATGCAAAATCGGCTCACGAGGATCTATCCAAAAAGATTTCCCCCAATTCAGAGGAGATTTAAGGCTATTCGGAGGATTGATGATAATCAAGGACTGGGCTTTGCTATGGAAATATTCATGGAGTTATATACAGGCAGTAATAATGGACCAGCCTAAACTTGATTATCATTTTGAAGAGAAAGTTAAGTTGTACAAGGCTTCTCTTACAGAAGATTTATATAAGGAAGCTAACAAGGATGCAAGTGGCTTTATATATAGATTCAAAGAATCTAAACCTAAAGAAGAGCATCCCGATATATTACTAAAAGATGTTTTGCGATGATAACAAAATACGATCCTAAAATATATCCCCTTAAACTGTATGTTGCAGTGGGAGATGATCAATGGGGAAAAATACATAGAAAATTCACCAAACTTAATCATGACCCGATAGATACATCCAAAGATGAAATTAAGAGATGTAAGGGCATGACTATTTTTGTAAGGGAAAAAAGTACAAACCATTTAGGTGTACTTATTTGTTTATCCAACGATGGTATAGGGGTGAGAACTGTTGCTCATGAATCTGTTCATTATGTTTGTAATGTATTTGGGTATTGTGATATTTCTATGGGATATGAAAATGGGCAGGATGAGCACTTTGCATACCTTCTAGGTTGGTGTGTTGAATGCGTAATGGATAGCGTTGCGAAATATTTAAAAAACAATATTTATGAAAATTAATTTGTTTGTAAACGGAAATTTGGTGTGCGACCGAAGCGAAGCGAGGGAGCACAGAGGGGCTTTATGAGATAATAGCCTTAGATGGTAGTGATATACCAGATGAGTTTGATTTGTCACAAGCTGTCATTATTGATGGTGATGTACGTGTGACGGGTAGTTTGACAATGGGCGGCAATATCGTCTGCAATAAATTTGTGGAGGTGTAGTCTATGGGTCACTCTAACGGTAAAATCACTGCACCTGTCGGATTGGATAGTGATGTATATCCTACCTTAGGCATCGGTCCTACTAGTGATGGTTATGATTTGGGATATGCGTGTGCAAATACGCATGGGAAAATAAATAAATGGAGTAAGAAAAAGCCTGTAAGATATGCCAATCTAGGTTTAATGTCTGATGAACAATTTAGGGCAGCAGCTTATGGATTGAGTTTTACGGAAGGAGGAAATCATGATTATGGTATTTTTTCTTATGCGGCTCCTGATGGTGGAAGCAATGCACCATGCCGTCTTGCTGATTTTAATGGGTATGATCATAATGCTAAGACGGGTCTTGGTCTTAAAAACTATAATATCACTAGAGATATTTTTAATGACAAAAGTAATTTGGAAATACCTTTGATAGATGATGCAAATTTAATCACTTGCTACGATTTGAGGGATTCTTTATTAAGCGGATACCGTATAAGACTTCTTGTTACGTCAAAGGGTGGTACAGGGAAATACTATCAGACTTCTATACCCATAGACAGGCAATCGCTTAAATTTACCATTCCATATCTTAACTTGACAACATCTCTAGGTGCTGGGGATTACTCCTTAGTGTTGAATATAGAGAAGAATGGAGTTTACAAAGGATTTTTCCCAAGTGGTATGGAAAGGGGTTCCTTGAAGATTACTTCAAGCACAGGTATTACAATCTCCATGTGGCCTAATGTTTCCTTTACTGATAATGGCTCTAGTTATGCTATGTCTTTATATTACGGTGGTGTCGGGTCTAGGATTCTCAATCTGAACAATCAGAATCTTTTGTGGTCCACTCTTAACCTTAACAATGGCAGTAAATATCCTATCAGCAACGATAATGTATTTGTCCAATTCCGTTGGCCCGGCACAAACAAAGAATACTACTCTTATGTTCCTCTTAAAAGAGGTGTAAACCTTGCCAATTGGAGTATAAATGCAGGAGGAAGTAGCACGATGAACTATGGTTGTGACAGGTCACAGATACCTAAAATGACAAATGCCAGCGAAAGTGTGCTGCTTGTTACTACAAATATCGTGTATAAGCATACGGATGGGTATTATCATAACATTACAAATCCTGTTATTCTTAGGATGAAAAAGGATAGTGGTCCAACGCCAAGTTCAGTCGATAGATAAAAACAAGTCCGAAAGTTACACGAACTTTCGGACTATTTTGTAACCTGAAAACAATATGAAACCGATACCTATGTATCCAAGATTGATTAGTATTTTTTGCCGTTTAGACAATTCCTTTTCTACCTTTACTTCTACAATTTTCTCCACGGTTATTATCGAATCTTTCGTCACTACCGTTTCTTTTTCCAAGGATGGGATGCTGTCTTGTAGAAAGTCTTTCTTGTTTTTCAAACTATGAAAAAGCCTTCCATCCGACATTATTTTAGCGTCTGATACGGCTAATGATGTTTCCAAGTGTGAACTATCTTCAAATGTTGTATGTTGTATGTGTTCTGTTGGAAGAGTTATTATTTTGGATTGCCATACTACTCTTTCCGTTACTGTCGTGTTGTGGTCTACTATGGTTGTATTTGTCGAAGATGGAAGTAGCTTGCGTGAACAAGAACACGACAGTAACAAAAAAAATAGCAATATAGAAAATGGCTTATTCATCGACAAGATTTGTTGCGATAAGCGAGATAAATTCCTCCTTCGGTATTTCCAATGCTTCGGGAGAGTTCCATTTCACTTTAATTGCGCCGTCAGTACCAATAAGTTCAATGATTTTAGCGAATCCTTCAAAAGCGAATTTTCTAGGCTTCATATCACATTCCTCTTTCATTTTCTCTTGATATGCTTCGGAATATGCCTTGTTCAGTTCTTCTGTTTCCTTGTTGAAATCTTCTTCTGTCTTTCTGATTTCATCCGCTTCTTTCTTTTCCTCTTTTGTCGCATCTTCCTTACCGTCAATCTCTTTCATGCGATTGATTTTCTGTGCGCGCTCGTCATATCCTTCCTTCTTTATTTCTTTAAGAACCTGTTGCATATCATCATCGAATGCTTTTGCAGCTTTGTCGTAAGCGACACGCATAAGCATGATTTTTGCTTTCAGTTCTGATGGAAGTTCCTTCCCTTCTAGCGATAAGGGGATATTCAAGAGAGTTAATCTCTTTAAAAACATTTCTTGGTTCGTCATTTTTCTTGCTTTTTTTAAATTGAAACTGATGAGATACCTTTTGTATTAATGTATTTTGTAACGTCAGTTACGAAAGAGTTGATGATAGTAATGATAGCGATTTGTGCTTCCAAGTCGGGATGGTCGTTGTAGTTGATTGCGATACCACCGTTCTGATTGAAATAGAATGTAGCTAGTTGGTTTTCTGATTCAAGCGATCTCACCTCTCCGCCATCAAATGAATCAATTGTTTTACCATCTGATACGTTTACATTTGCTTTTACTTTATACTGTTTTTCAGCATTAGCATCATTACTGAACATGACACTAGCACTATTTACGCCTACTAGCGTTACTTTGTTTTCTTCTATAGCCATAGTTATAAAAATTAGTCAATGCAAAGATAGTATAATTGGCTTTATTTACTATTTTTAATATGTTAAAAAATACTAAAGCAATGTTCTACTAAAATTAATCGTAAACTTTACGCGCAGTTAATTCGCGTTGGGAATTGCCATTTCCCTCTACCGATTAGCGTATAAACCGCCTCGTCGGATACTTTTTTCCTTATGATATTAAGTGCAGCATTTACATCAGCATTTATTTCCCATTGGGGAGAAACAAACATTCCTCTCTTAGTGCGTTCACCTATGTATTCTCTATGCTTGCATATTTTTTCCTTATCAATAAAGCTACATTTGCTAGTATAACTTTCTTCCGTTATTATGACGTTTATTCCTTTCAATTGTGCTTTGTATCTAATCATTTCTATAAGTTGTTTGAAAGGTATTGCGACAAATTTCTGATTATTTACCTTCCCGATATTAACCTCTTGTTTCCATCCTTTATTGTAACCAATGACAATAGTATTGATGTTGTTGGAAACTGCATGATTGATTATTATCCTAGATGCTTTGTGTATATAGTCAGAAATTCGTCTGTTTCGTTTTTCTGTAGTTCGCTTAATTCGTTTTGATAAACCTGTCTTAATCCTGCTACGTAGATATGCTATTCTCTTATTGTAATACTGGTTTATTGCCTTTACTGGTTTACCATTAATAATAAATGCAATTCCTGTGTTTGTAGCACATGTGGACAGGTTGTTTATTCCCAAATCAATTCCCATGTACCGTCCGTTGTCTGGCATCATTTCCTTTTCTTGTCTGTTATATACCACTTCCATTACTATATGGTTAGCCTTTGGAACAAACCGTACCTGCTGTATATTATTTTGTTTGGTTGTAGCAGTAAAGGTGTATTGTTTTGGTAGTTTTATAATGCCTTTTTCTCTCTTTGTTGATAAGGATGTTGTGGTAAATATGGCTATAAACCTACCCTGTTTATCTAAATATTTAGGAATATGTATTTTTTCTGTGTATTTTCCCTCCTTCTTTTTCCTTAGTAGCTTAAAAAATGATTTAAAGTTATGGTCAACCAACATTAGTACCTGTTGTGATACGGATGTAGGTAGTGCGCGATAATCACAATTGTTTTCACTTCTTAGCTTCTTATCCAGTTCATAGTAATTAAGGTACTTATATTCTTCTTTCTCCATGAAGAAGTGCTGTCTAACGTGATATAATCCAGTATTATACAAGTTCTTACACTTATATAATATATCATCCAATTCTGCATAACGCTTATCGGATTTGTGGATTATGTGACGTTCTACTAGTTTCATGAAGTTAGGGCAATTATGTATATTTACCAGTATTATGTTTTGCCAGTAAAAGGAATTATAATATGTTAGACATAATATCCTCCTATTATTGACAATGCAAATATACAATATTGTAATTACAATAGAAAAAAATACATGTTAATATATTATAAATATATTATCTTTTTGTTATTTTGATTTTTCTAGCTATCTTAGCAACTTGAAAATAGAACAAGTATAACCATTTATAATGGTGTCAATTTATTCCTTAATACCATTAATAATTATATATCATGGCTGATGTTGATTTAGGAGCATTAAAGTTTAAGATTGGGCTAGATGATTCCGGTCTTGACAAACAGATAAAGGATATACAGAAGAAGTTGCAGGACACCTTTAACCAGGAGATGTCCTTCAAGCCTATGTTGACCGATATAGGCAAAATGAATGCAGAACTTAGCGAGGTTGTAGATAAGATAAATAAAGCGAATGAAAACGCGTCCAAGGTAGGGAAAGGAAAGTCGAACAAGAAAATGGATATACTTGTTCAGATGGAAGGGTTGTCAAACAAGATTGTCGAAGCGACAAGAGAGTATGACAAACTGGAAAAGACTTACCGTAACCTAGGCAATGCAGGCGGAGATAAGGGAATGGCTACAAGAAAAGCCAATCTTGAAAGTCAGAAGAAAGCGATAGATGATCTTGTGGCTGAATTGAACAGATTGAAAACGGCATATTCCCTTACTGCTAACAGTGCGCCCAAATTGTCCATTTCCGATGAGAGAGAACTTAATCTTCTACGCCAGCAATACGAGATGGAGATTGCACGGACAAAGGAGATGGATAGACAAGCATCAAAGCAGGAACAGGCGAATAAAAAGATGCAGCAGACCAATCAGAAGTATCTACAATACCTTTCTGGTCAGTCTGTACTTGCCCTTGGTATGCCTGAGGGAAGTGCTGAGGACTTGAACAAGAAGATTGCTGCCATACAAAAACGACTTGAACTATTGAATAAATTCAAGGTTGAAGTTCCTTTAAACAGCAATCAGATAACAAAGGCTGACGCTCTTATTCAGAAATTGCAAGGCAGATTGGAGAAGTTGCAATCATCTTTAAGAAAAACATCAACGAATGAATTGCTTAATATCAATCCTACGTCTATCAATCAGGCTAACAATCTTATTTCTGAATTGACGAACAGGCGTAATGCACTTAATACGACTGATGCAAACTATAACCGTACCCTTACTCTTCTAAACAGGAAGATACAGGAGCATAACAAGTTTGTAAACGAAGCCACATCCTATGGAACAAAGATGCAGCAGACCAATCAGAAAAATGCCGCAAGTTCAAAAGAGTTTTCCGAGGAACTGACAAAGCAGAGCAGAATGATGCGTGAGTTTGTCAATACGATAAAGACTTATGCCGGATTCTACTTTTTCAGAGATATGTTTCAGGAACTTGTTGCCATTCGTGGAGAGTTCGAGTTACAACAGGTGTCATTGCGTGCCATCATACAGGATGCAAGACGGGCTGACCAAATATTCAGTCAGATTAAGGGTCTTGCTGTAATATCTCCTTTCCAGTTCAGCGATTTGGTTGGATATACCAAACAGCTTGCTGCATTCCAGATACCTGTCAACGAATTGTACGGTACAATGAAAAGTCTTGCGGACGTTTCCGCAGGTCTTGGCGTTGATATGGGACGTATCATTCTTGCCTATGGCCAGATAAGAAGCGCAGGTGTGTTAAGGGGGCAGGAATTACGCCAGTTGACAGAAGCCGGTATTCCTGCATTGGATTCATTGAGAAAAAAACTGGAAGAAGTAAGAGGTGTGGCTCAAACTACTGATGATGTGTTCAACGCCATATCAACACGTCAGATTCCTTTTGAGTATATTCGGGAGATGTTTACCACAATGACGGAAAATGGTGGTATGTTCTACAAGATGCAGGAAATACAAGCTGCGTCTTTGAAAGGTATGGTAAGTAACCTTGCCGATTCATACAAGATTATGATGAATGACATAGGCGAGGCGAATGATTCCGTTCTGAAAGGTATTGTCGTAAGTATAACCGATGCAATGAACAACTGGAGATATTTCTCTAAAGCAATAGAGGGAGTTACTGTCGGATATGTCGCATTGAAAGGATTGCAATTGGCTAGAACAGCCATGCTAGGGAAAGAAGTTGTTGCAACAACTAATGCCATTAAAGCTGAGAAATTACGGGAAGCCCAGTTGCTTAAACAGGCTGCGATGTACAGAACGCTCACTACTGCCGAGAGATGGAAGATAGCGACAGCATCCAAACTGTCTGCCGTAGAGATAGCTGCTGCCGTTAATTCGGGAAAGATGTCGGCAGAGATGGCAAAACGTATTCTTGCCACGAATATGCTGACACAGGCTGAACGGCATCTTCTTGTCACCGAACTAAAACTGACAGGTGCGGAAGCTGCAAGAATGTTGTCTATGACAAAAACGACAATGTTGATGAATAGATTTAAACTGGCAACATTCGGTTTGACAAATTCATTGAAAACATTGTGGCTTACGATAAAGGCTAATCCTCTTATGACAATACTTACCGTTGCAGGGCTTGTAGCGGAAGCGTTTCATATTATGTCTGCACGTTCGGAAGAGTTCAATCAGAAGATAAAAGACAGTGCAAAGTCTTTCCGCGAATCATACAGTGACTTGCAAAAAGACCTTGACAAGATAAACTTCGACAAACTCGCCCCGGAAAACCTTGAACAGCTTGACACGAAACAGTTGCAGTCGTATGAGGAAACGCTTACTGGAATATTGTCTAAATATGGTGATATTGGAAAATATATTATTCAACAAAATAAAGAAATAGATAATGCTGTTAAGCGTGTAGAATTTTTACAAAGAGCACTTTCTCAATTGGAATCGGCTTACAAGTTAAATATTCTTGAATCTGATATGTTTCTTAAAGCAGATAAAGCATCTGACACATCCGCTTTATTTTGGCAAGATGATAAACTATCTACATTGTTGAAAGATTATGAAGAGAGTGCTGTAGCGTTGTCTGCTGCCGGAAACCGTATAGAACAATTTAGGGGTGAGGTGGTAGATGCCGCAAAGGAAGTAGCCAAGGTTAGTAATAACACAGAAAAATGGACTACGGAATTAAACGAGCTGATAAACAAGGGTGCGTCTGCTGCAACAATAATAGAAAAGGTACGTTCTTTGGCTGTTGAAACAAAAAGTGCTGGTTCCTTTCAGTTGTTTACCGATAAGGTTGGTTTCGATAGCAATGTCCTATTGAAGGAATATGACAAACTAGAAGTAGGGATACAAGGGAAAATGACAAAAATATCCTTATCGTTTAATAAGTTTGCAAGATATGTAGAACAACGATTGGTTGATGCGTTTGGAAGTGTTAATTTGAACGATGAAGTGCAATTGTATTTTTTAAAATCCCAGATAGAACAATTCACTAAAGCACAGGAATTTGGAGAAAACGCTACAAGAGTATTTGAGGATTTGGCTGGAAAAGAATGGCAAGTGCAAATACGTCTTGACGATAAGGAAGCACAAGAAGGTTTGACGGGATGGAAAAAATCTCTTGATGAAATTACAGGGCATAAATGGACTATTGCTATAAAGGCTGCCGATGTGAAATCTATGGAGGATTACTTTAAATCGGTAAAACAGGAATATAAGGACGCCAAAAGTTCAATAGAAAATTTACAGCGTACCATTGATATGTATGTTAGCCAAGGAAAGGTCAAGAAACTTGGAGATGAGTATCAAATTACAGGAATTGTAAGCCCTTATGAAGCCGAGCAAATACAACAGACGGTATATGAGATTAACGTTGCGAATGAAGCGATGTCGAAAGCTACAGGAACAGCAAAACGATTTAACCTTGAACTGGAAAAGCAGAAGAAGGAAGCGAAAAAAAGAGATCCTCTTGCTGACCTTTGGAAAAACAGGTTGTCATTGCTTGAATCCGCCTATTCCAAGTTCAAGGATTTGAGTATTAACATAGGTAAGGAAGAAGCCAAAAAGCAGATTGAAGCCATATACGGTTCACAGGCGTTAAAACTTGGCGTGGATATTGTATATGACAAACAGGCTATTGTTGACAATTATAACAAGGCTGCAAAGGAATTGGAAACACGTGTCCCACAGGATGCTGTTAAAAATGCAAGGAAAGCAGCCGAATTGTCCTCTGAAATTTATGTTAATGCAGCCAAGAAGGTAATGAAAAGAATTACGGATGAGTTTGACAGATACAGGAACAAGTATGATTTTTACAGTGACATACTTGGGATAACTGGTGATTCCGAACTTGCCTTAGACCTTGCGGTTCAGTTTAGTGGTGACACATCCACTATGGCTGAAAGTTTTGCGGCAGGTATATATAACAATCTGCAATCCGCATTGGCAGGAATGAATCTTGACCTTGGCGTTTCTGTCGTGCCCGACACATCTTCATTCAGCTCAATGAACCAGTATATAAATCAGATACAGGAGGCAATTAAGGGGAATAAGAATATCGGAGAAGATCAGAAAGAGGTTATACAAGGAATGATTGACGCATGGAAAGGCTATTTCGGTGAGATGGCAAAACAATATGCGAATGACCTTGAAAAATATGGTGACTACTATACTCAGGTTGATATTATCAGAGAGAAGTACCGTCAAAGGATTGAAACGGCAAAGGGTATGGGCAACACTTCATTATCTTCCGCATTGCAGAAAAGCGAAGAGATGGACTTGTTCAAGCTGACCACAGACTATCAGAATTTCTTCGGTGCTGTTGAAGCGATGTCTATGGAGGCTGCAAATACCGTAGCTGACAAGGTAAGGGAAATGCTCAACAGTGCGTTCAGGTCTGGTGCTATTAGCGCAAAGGAATACATGAAGGAACTTGAACGTGTGGACAAGCAGATAGAGAAGATGATGAAGAATAACCAGTCTGACTTTCAGACGTACATGAAAGATGGGATTGAAGGTCTGTATAATAAGCGTTATGATGCAGGAAAGTCAAAGATGATGGCAGGCATGAATGATATGCAACAGGCTATGGCTGACATAGAAAATGCTTCCAAGGCATACGAGGACGCAATGAAGAACGGTGATGAAGAAGCCGCCAATGCCGCTTTGAGTGCCAAGTCGGAAGCCGAATCAAGATACAAGAGCGGACAGGAAGCTGTCAAGACTGGTAAAGGAATGATGGCTGCGGCACAGAACGCTTTGCAGACGGTGAATCTTATCGACTTTATCATAACCAACATATACAATGCCATAAAAGCCATGCAGCAGATAATCGCATCCGTGTCCAACCTTATGGATTCTATGGGTAAGGATACTGACAGCGGTTTCATGCGTGAGATGAACCAGTTCTCGGAAGCTATGGGCGTTATGAATGAGGGTGTGAAGAAATCATGGGATTCATTCAAAAGCGGTGATTTTGCAGGTGCGATAGGTTCGGCTATATCCATGCCGCTTGATGTTATCGCTACGTTTAACAGACAGCATGACAAAAGACTTCAAAAGCATATAGAGAATCTTGAATTTGAATCAAAGAAACTTACCAATATCTATAATATGCTTGAAAAGGAATTTGAGCACATTATAGACCCGGCAAAACTTGATGAGGTTACATCCCAACAAGTATCCAATCTGAAAGAACAGTTACAAATTCAAAAGGATATTCTAGCAGCCGAAGAAGATAAGAAAAAGTCAGACAGGGAGAAAGTGGAAGATTACAAACAGACAATAAAAGAATTGGAGTATGAGATAAGATATTATACAGAAACGATTGCCAAAGAATTGTACAGCATTGACTTGAAAGATTGGGCTAGTCAGATAGGTGACGCTCTTGTCGAAGCATGGTTGAAAGGAGAGGACGCAGCCAAGGCATACAAGGATACCGTAGCGGACGTTATGAGAGATGTTGTTAAAAGCTGGGTTCAGCAGCAGTACATAGAAAAGGCAATGCAACAGGTACAGACTACATTGTTTGGAGCGGACGGTAAAGGTGGTATGTTTGCAGACAACAAGATAGACAAGGATGAACTTATAATACTAGGAAATGTAATGGGTTCATTGGAATCAGCCTTTGCGGAAGCTGGAGGTGTAGTCAATGAGATAAACAACGCCCTTGGTGGTATGCTTACCGAAACGGAGGAAAATGCGGAAGGTCTGTCCAATGCCATTGCAGGAGTTGACGAGAATACATTCAACCAGGCATTGGGTTATCTTAATGGGATGAGATACGAAATGGTTGTACAAAGCGATCTACTCCGTCAGTTGGTATCGCTTAACGGTGGTTCGGCAGGAACGGGAGGAACTAACATGACAGCCATACAGCAGTCACAGTTGGAGGTTCTCACCCAGCAGCTTGCCGCAACTATGGCGATAAAGACAGCACTTCTAAGTGTCGTTTCCATTGCCCCAAGGTCAGGCGGAAATGCGATAAAAGTCGTAATTGACTGATAATATAAACGCCCTGCTAGCTTCACAGTTGGCAGGGCGTTTCAGTTTGATTATGAACAAAAAAATCCAATCACTTGAGGTGCTTAGCGGAATCGAACCGCTGTTGTCGGTTTTGCAGACCGTTGACTAAACCACTCATCCAAAGCACCGATTGTGATACAAATATAGAAAAATAATTTTTAAAACTAGATGGTTTCTAAGACTATTTTTGCTATTTTTGCACTAATTAAACAATGTACACGAATGGCTATATCTAAATATTTTATAAAGAAAGGAAGCGATACGGCAAAGGATTTGTATGCCACATACAGGCTGTATATACTTGAAAGCAAGGGATTATGGGATTTGCCGACAAGAAAGGAAGCCTATGCCGAAAAATGGTATGACAAGAACGGTCAGAAGGTGTACGAACCTGTCACGCCTGTTTATCAGCCAACGGAAGGAAGTATAACATTTGCCGCTTTGGGAGATGTGGAAACGGTAAAGACGAATATCCGTTCGTTCTATTCATATATAACCAATGTGATACCTGCCACTTCCGGTACGCCTTACGGTTCATCTTCATTCTCTATATGGAATGATATATGGGGTGAATCGGCAAAGCAGGTGATAAGATGCACTGGTTTTGAAACAGGCGCAAAGATGAGTTATCAGGACGTTCAGGACTTGCAGAACCCGGACCAACTTGTGTCCGCCTATACATTTTCGTTAAATTTCAGTATTGACCAACCAACGCTTTAAAGACCAATGATTTTACAGATTAAAAGAGGAAATAGGGTTATTGCGGAGAGTGCTGATTTTTCATACAGCCCGTCTTTGCAGGAAGTGAGAAAATTGACTTGTGAAGTCGTTTCCGTTGTTCCGATAGAGTTCAAGGCATACAACTCAAGGAGCGAATCGGAATACGATACAGTCGTATATAACGGTAATACATTCATCCTGTACCAAGCCCCATCGGGAGATAATCTTAACGAAGCAGGAAAATACAAATACTCCCTTCTGTTTTACGGTAAGGAGGTGCTTTTGCAGAATGTAGCGTTTCTTGACATAGTAAGCGGAACAGGCGGTGAGATAAACAAGATAAGATACACACATGGCGGTCTGTTCCAGTTCTGGGGTGACGCAAAGCAGCTTGCCGCACGCATCGAAGCAAATATAGAATCTTACAATGCGTCATTGGGTGTGGGATATACAGGCATTGGTACATGGACATTGAATGTGGATGCAGAAGGTGAACTGACAGAGGATATGATTGACATAACCGATGGCACCAACCTGTTTGAAGCATTGAAGAACTTCTATGACAAGTTTTATCTCAATTATTACTTCTCAACCACAGCAAACGGTGGGATAATAACCATTACGGACAAGACAAGACCGTCCGTAAACTGGACATTCAAGCAGGGTGACGGTGGGGGTGCTGTAAAAGTTTCCTCTTCCGTAGATACGAGCACACCCGTCATAACCCGAATCATACCACAAGGCGGAAGCAGAAACGTTCCGCCTGAATACAAGAAGGACGCTAAGCCTGCCGATGAATCACGTTATTGCCCGTACATCCTTCTTCCGAATGATTCTGACGGAAATATAAGATATTATATTGACAGCGAATACGGATTGAAGAACTATGGTGTGAGAGGAAAAACCATATCAAATACATTCAGTGGGATATATCCTTCCATCAGAGGGAAAAAACTTGGTGATCTGTACCCGTCAGGACTTCCCAAATGGGATACATACAAGGCGGACGGAGAACCAGATCCTCAATCGGGTAAGGTGGCAGGTGAGGGTGCTAGCGCATCTACACGGATAGACAAGATTATCGGGTCTACTCCTATAAAGAGTGATGATAGTGACAGTTTCTTCATTTATATGACCTCTCCCGGATTCAACCTAGGGTACAAGGTGTATGAGGACGGTGATTCATCCGATAAGATAAACGACAATGTGCAGCCCCAGTACAAGTCCCATGCTATGTTTGACAAGTACAGGGATTTTGAGAGTTTTGATATATATAGTACAAGGGCATATTACGACCAGCCTGTAAAGGCTACTGCATCATTCTCAGGAAAGATGCTTTTCAGTATATTACCTATAGGAAGTGATGCTGTAGGGAAAAAGGTGAAGATTAATCTACGTATGGTTACGAACCGTGTATTGGGTCAGGCTTCTCCTTTGAAAGAGGTTGTTATCGGAGAGGAAGGTGCTACTGGTATGCTTGAAATACCTTACGACAAGACCGCTCTTGTAGGATATATAGAAAAAGGTCAGAATACGACAGTTACCATACGTATTGAGTTCACGTTTGATTCTGACGTTCCTGCCGGAAGCTGTAAGATCGGATTTAGTGAGGAAATGACCTGCAATATACATTTCGGTAATCAGGACGGTTCACAGGATAGGTTCTATTACAAATATGCTTCTGTGACGGACGCGGTGTTCAGTATGCGTACAGGAACTTATACAGGCACGGAATTTAAGATAAACAAAAACGGTATTATTCCTCTTTACGGTGAGGTGAACGGTGATACGGGGGAAACGGAAGAGGATGTTGCCATGTTCAACAAGGGGGCACGATATAAAATATCATGCTACAGAACAGATAGCGACAATGCCAAACTTCCGCTTTACACGGATGGTAAATCTCCTTCAATTGCGGAAGGCACGGAATTTGTCATTCTGAATATTGTCATGCCCGAATCGTATGTGACAATGGCTGAGAATACGCTTGAAAAGGCGGCTCTTGACTACCTGTCAAGATATGACCATGAGAACCGAACCGTTTCACTTGACATATCTAGCGGATTTGTCGCAGAGCATCCTAACCTTTTCATTGACTTCATAGAAGGAAATATGCTTAAGGTAAGGGATGATGGAATAGGCGTGTTCGATTTCTCTGATAACGGTCAGATAGTGGATATGCAGTTGCAGATACAGTCTTTGGAGATTAAATATTCCAAGGATAATATGTTCCCGTCATATTCATGCACCATTGCAAGAAGAAAGATATTGTCCTTCTATGAACGGTTGGCGCAGGAAAATCAGACCGCTTCAACACAGAATACGACAAATGTAACATTAGGCGGAAGTGGTACGGGAAGCGGAACAAATATTTTTTCTGAACAACTCCTTAATGACCTTATTGCATCGTTTCAGAAGTTCAACGGATGGTTTGAATGGGATGAAGCAAACCAAGCATTACGATGCAAGTCAGCGTTCTATACAAACCAATGGATATCAGCATTAGGTGCACAGAGTGGTAGCGGAGAACCGGGAGGTGGAGAAGGCGGACTGATTAAGGCCGTGTACGGATTTGCCGATTTAGGTAAGACGTTTGACGATTCCAACCTTAGCAATACATTCAACGCATACACCATTAATGAGATATGGAAGCTAGCCAAGGAAGGCGGAATGAATACGGACAAATTGTGGCAGGAGTTGGGAAAGGATGATCCGACAAAGAAAATTCACATATCCCATATTCCTGACAATAAATTTGTAACGCTTGACACGGAACAGACAGTTACTGCAAGCAAGATATTTACTGGTCAGTTGTCTACGGCAAATGTAGTTCCTAGCGTGAACAACGCATCCACACTTGGTCTTGAATCGAAGAGATGGGAGAATATTTATGCTGTAGATGCCAACATAAGCGGCACGGTAAAAACACAGTCGTTGCAGGTTGGCGATATAAAGATTATATATGATTCCGTAAACAAGGCAGTAACCTTTGAACACGCGGATGGAAAGACGGAAATAGGCTTCTATACCAGAGGATGGATTTCCGCTTTGGGCGTATCTCCCGGCGGAAGCGGAGGAAGCGGTGGTGACGGACTTGTGAAAAACGTATATGGTTTTTCCAATCTCGGCACAACCTTCTCCGATTCAGACCTTGACAATACGTTTAATGCGTACACGATAAACGAGATATGGAAAATGGCGAAGGAAGGTGGTGGTATAAAGAACATCACCCAGTCGGGGAGTGGAAATGCCGTAACAGACATGACACTTAGTTCTGACGGGAAAACCATTACTGCCGTATTCGGGGAAACATTCGCTAGACAACAGGACTTGGGTACGCTGAATAATACCGTAACACAGTTAAGCAATAAGCTGAACAACTTCCTAGAAGGAAGCGATGCTGATAACATTATTAACAAATGGAAAGAACTTGAAGCGTTCCTTGACGGTCTTACGGAAAGCGATAATCTAGCTGAACTTCTCGCACTGAAAGCGGACAAAACCATAACGATAAGCGCAGGAACTGGTCTTACGGGAGGTGGAAACCTGTCCGCAAACCGCACATTGTCACTAGCTACCACGGGGGTGAAGGCTGGTACATATACGAAAGTTACAGTAGACACCTACGGGCGTGTTACAGTTGGTGATAATCCTACCACTTTGGCAGGGTACAGGATTACTGATGCCGTTACCTTGACTACTGCTCAGACTATTTCGGGAAGAAAAACGTTTAGTCAGAATATAGTATTCAATAATAACGGTGGTATAACATATCCCGATGGAAATGTAGCATTAAGAAATTCAGACGGTCATACAATACTAGCTAGCTTCGGAGATGGAAGTATAAATCTAAGACCTAATGGGCACAATAATACGGAAGGTGCTGTTTGGATTAATAAGGCAGGAAATGTTCAAGCACCATCAGTGTCAACAAATACCATTACGATAGGAGATGCCCAACTTGTTTACGATTCGGCAAACAAGGCTCTGAGAGTGAAGCATAGAACAGACGGAAACACGGTAGGATTCTACTCGGACGGTTGGGTATCTGCTCTTGGTGTGAAAACAGGTGGTAGCGGTAATGGTAGCGGTGTTGTAAATACCGTTTACAGCTTCGCAAACCTTACTGACGGCACAACCTTCTCCGATTCAGACCTTGACAATACGTTTAATGCGTACACGATAAAGAAACTATACGACATGGCTGTGCAGGGAGGACTTGACGCTGATGCTATGTGGGCTGAATTGAAAAAGGCTGATTCAAGTAAAATCATAGACGCAAGTCATATCCCTACTTCCGTATTGGACGGTAGATGGGTTACTATATCTACTAACCAAAATATTACGGGGCAGAAAACATTTACGCAGCAATTAAAGTCAACTGTCGCCACAGGTACAGCACCTTTAATTGTTAATAGTAAAACACTTGTTAGCAATTTAAATAGCAATTATCTTCAAGGATATAACAATCTTGGGTTTATACACAGCAACTATTCGGCTTCTACTGGTGGAACTGCTTATGTCAGCGGAGATACACATATTATGCTTGTAGCTGAAATAAATATAGATACTACATATAGCACATATGTTATATTACTGTCGAATGAATTTTGGAGGCATCAACACTATTCAGCATTACAGTTACATATAGCTTGTACAAATAATGATGATAGTGGTAATAAAAGCCCAAGATGCTCTGTTAATGTAATGAGTATGGTAGGTTCTCCTGCGAGAAGCGTTTACTACAAAGTAGAAAATAATAAGGCATATATTTTTATAAAAGTTTGGGGTGGAAATAGTTATGGAAGATGGGCTTCTACTATACTACAAAACTATGATAGCATAACAACTAACAATGCCAATACAACGGGTAATATTACTTTGAGATTTGCCTTTAACCAATCTAACTCTGGGTTGAGTGATGCAAGTTATGTTAACTATATAAGTTCCACTGGATTAGCCACCTCCCGTACCCTTTGGGGACAACCTTTCAACGGTACAGCTAATGTGAGCGGAGATATGACGGGCGTTGGTAGCATAACGATGAGCGGTGACTTGAAGATAGGGAACGGTACTTCTCCCAACACCATATATTTCTATGGAACGACAGCAGATAGTCCCGGAGGTTATGACCATACATTTATTGCCGAAAGATTATGGGGTGGTACGGAAAGTAGTGAACTGGTATTATTTAAAGGGAATGACATAGGTAACGGTAATGAAGCTGTAAATGTAAGTAATTCGGGTCCGGATAGAATACGCCATATAGCCGCTGCCCACCTGTTCCAAACATACACATCACCTTTATCGGGTTCAGTGGAGAGTGTATGTACAAGTTCAGCCTTGAAAAATCTTTTTGATATAGCAGCGAACAGGGTTACAAGCTATGTTCCGTTTATGTCTACCGTAGCAAGTGGCACTGCTCCATTTATTGTGGTAAGTAACACTGTTGTGGGTAATCTTAACGCAGACATGGTTGATGGATTGCACCTGTCTGATTTTGACGGACGCTACGTAAAGAAAGCAGGTGACACCATGACAGGGGATTTGACGATGAATAACACCAAAGGATTTAATATGGGTTGGGGAACAAGAGTGGTTAAAACTTCGAGTTCTTGGATTCATGGTGGCGGTGATGGGGCTAGTTATGATGATGCCAATCTACGTTTCAGCTCTTGGCATGGTATAGGTTGGTATCCCTCATCCAGTATAGGAAGTGTAGAACAGGGGAAAAATGCCATGTGGCTGAATGTGAGAAACGGAAATTTGGATACTTTTGGTGCTATTACTGCCCATACTAATTTTTTAGCCGCAAACTGGGATTCAGCTAGGCGTTTGGTTATGGGTGGTGGAAGTACCTATGCTTGGATTGATTCAAGAAATTCAAGCAACAATCGTGTGTTGAATAACATTGTTTTATATGACGGCCATACAGAAACTACGAAAGAAATGCGTGCCCCGTATTTCAAATCTATTGCAGGTACAGGAACACAGCCTTACCAATGCAATTCCACTACATTGAATACCAACTTGAACGCGGATTTACTGGACGGACATCATGGAGCATTTTATCAGAATCGTATGTATGATAGTTTTGTTTCACAATATAATCAAAATGATTACATAGAGTTTTTAAGGTTTGTGATTCCTAGTGGACAGAACGAACTAAGAGCATACGTAATATTTGACTTATGTAGGACTGAAACAGGCGGTGATATGAATGGGCGTGTAGTTCTTAGAATAAGAAGAGGTACAGATAATAATGCAAGTTATGCTTTCTATGTGACAAACTTTGGACGTAGTTGGCTTCCCGAATTAAGATGTACAACAAATGACGGTATAACATGGAGAGTGTGGATGAAATGTGTAAAGACAACCTATGACCCGTATATTGCGGTAAAGGTAGTAGAACAATATCCTTATGGATGTGTGACTACACAAAGTAATGGTACTACGGGAACTCCTAGCGGTTCAAAATACACTTTTGTAGCAGGGATGGCAGGTCTTTCCAATGCAGCCAATATTCTTGTCAATACTAGAACAATAAACGGAACAGGCTTTAACGGCTCAGCTAATATTACTACTTCTTATTGGGGTGCTACCAGAACGTTCTACACCAACAGCCACGATTCTTACCGTGCCAGTTCGGGGGTAAATGTAAATGGAAGTGGTAATGTTACGTTGCTTTTGCCAAATTCCATAAGATGCTCCGATTGGTTCAGAAGTACGGGTGCAACTGGATGGTATAACGATACATACGGTGGTGGATGGCATATGACAGACAGTAACTATATACGCAATTTTAACAGTAAAAGACTGCGTATTCAAACAGACACCTATGACACTCTCCAGTTGGTAAGAACTAGCGGCTCTGGAGGTTCATCCATAGCCTTTTATAATGGTGGAGGAACTTTTAGGGGTCAATTAGGTGTGAATGCATCTAGCTGGTTTACGTTTGATACTGGTACTACTACGGCTAATCAAAATGTGGTTGAAATATCCCCAGCAGGAGGAATCCATTCAAAGGCAGAGATAACAGCTAAGGCGAGCGGTTCTGATATTAGACTAAAGAAGGATATTCAGAATTACAACGCCATGAATATCATAAACAGGTTCAGGTCTGTAAAATACCACTGGAATGATATTGCCAAGGCTAATTCAGAGGTGTACAATAATGACTATGACCAGTTCGGTCTGATAGCACAAGACCTTATAGCAGGAGGATTTGAACAATGGGTAAGGGATGTGTTCCATGATTACTATACGGTTACTTATGAAAGACTTATCCCTGTTGTGTGGAAAGGCTTGCAGGAAGTAGATGATGAGGTTACAAAACTTAAGAAAAGAGTAAGAGAATTGGAAAAGAGATTAGGAAGTGAGCTACTCACGCTTTAGGCGTGAGTTTCTTCCTGCTTCTTCCTGTCACGGCTTTTTAGGACACTAGGTCGGTCATCCACCGTTGGACAGTCCACAGGCTTAACTTTCCCACGCTCCGTGGGTAGGGCTTTTAAGCCAAATTCCTTTATATTGCAAGCTGCATTGAAGTCACGGTCATGGTGTGTGCCACATTCTGGGCAGATCCAACTGCGATCGCTCAATTTCAATCCTTTATAGATATATCCGCATTTTCCGCAAGTCTTTGAACTTGGGGCAAATCGGTTTATCTGAATGAGGTTCACACCATACCAACTGCATTTGTATTTAAGCAGCGTAAGAAACATCCCGAAAGATGCGTCACCTACTGCCTGTGCCAAGTGGTGGTTTTGCATCATTCCTTTCACGTTCAAATCCTCCATGCAGATGGTACGCACTTGGCTGTCGTGCGTCAGTGCATAGGTGATTTTGTGAAGGTTATCCTTACGGCAATTGGCAATATGTTCATGCAACCTAGCTACGCGGATGCGTGCCTTGTTTCGGTTGGCAGAACCTTTCTTTTTGCGGCTCAACCGCTTTTGAAGTAGTTTCAAACGATCAAGGCTTCGTCGCAGGTTTTTCGGGTTGTCAAACGTTCTCCCGTCAGAACATACGGCAAGTGATTTGATACCCAAATCTATGCCCAAACACGTATCGCCATGTATCGGTGTTGTCGGAAGTTCTTCAATGTCCGTGTCAACCAATACGGAAGCGAAGTATTTTCTCGATGGCGTCATGCTGATGGTGACGGTTTTAACCGTTCCCTTGAATTTACGGTGAAACACAGCAGGAATATCCTTTACTTTCGGTATGGTGATTGTTCCTTTGCCGAAATCAACGACACAATGCTGGGGGCACTGAAAACTCTGTCTGTCCTTTTTGCTTTTTAATTTAGGAAAGCCTACTGCATGAGTATCACGGAAAAAGTTCTTAAAGGCGGTGTCAAGATTGCGGATGGAATTAAGAAGGGCTTGTGAATTTACTTCGTTAAGCCATTGTTTGTCTTTCTTCAATTCGTTAACCATCATATCCTGAACAGTCTTGTATGATACGGACTTTTTCTCATGTTCATATACTTCAATCTTTAGCTTGAGTGCCCAGTTATAGACAAAGCGACAGCAGCCGAAAGTCTTGGCAAGCAATACCTTCTGTTCGTCTGTCGGATAGATTCTATATTTGTAGGCTCTCAGCATAGATTATTTGTTATTAATTGTATTGCAAATATATAATATTATTCTTATATTTGCAAGTGAAAAAAAACTTTTTTTATGACTTTAGCAAAAAGATACATATCAAATACACATTGCGTTTCCAATTTGGGATATCACATTGTATTTTGTCCGAAGTATAGGCGGAAAGTACTAGTAAACGGGGTAGATGAACGATTGAAAATTCTGTTGCAGCAGAAAGCAGACGAACTGGGAATCACCCTGGAAAACATGGAGGTCATGCCTGACCATGTTCACCTTTTTATACGAAGCAAATCTACATACGCCATTCATTTTGTAATAAATCAGTTGAAGGGTTATTCTTCGGTTTGCTTACGAAAGGAATTCCAATGGCTGCGTAGCCGATTACCATCACTTTGGACAAGATCCTATTTTGTAGAATCTATTGGACATATATCCGAGGAAACGGTAAGAAAATATATAGAAAACCAAAAGAATGTATGAACAAAAGCGCTATCATCCCCTGCCTGAATACAGGGGATGATAGCTTAACAATTAATAAATAAAAAAGATTATGAGTCATTCTAACGGAAAGATTACAGCCCCGATAAACTTGGATAGTGATGTATATCCTACCTTAGGCATCGGTCCTACTAGTGATGGTTATGATTTAGGATATGCTTGTGCAAACACCCACGGGAAAATAAACCCGTGGGCACGGTACAAGCCTGTACGTTACGAAAGCCTTGCACCTGGACCAAATGAAAAATGGTGGCAAGGATGGGATGGAAACTGTGGTGTCAAACCTTTCCAAATGGCAGGGTACTTGGATGCGCCAAAACATGCAGATGGAAGTATGAACGGATGGGAATACACCCCACCGACAGGAGGAAAGTTTCCATTTCGCCTTACCGACTTTAACGGATACAACCATCGTGCCAGTCCACCGATAAGTAGATTCTCCTGCCCAGATACTGCTACCAATCAGTTTACAAGTAGTAATTTTGTCTGTTCTGCGGCTATAATGATGCCATCGGAGGGGCATGATACTGATTTTCTTAGCATGGGTGATTTTGCCGAAATAGCCGAGTGCTATTTCGGTGTCTATGTTAAACACAAGACCAGTCAGATGTACAGACGTGTTACTGCCGACAAAAAGATAGGAACAGGATATGCTATGGTTACTGTAAACTCGTGGGGTATGACTGCTGGTGATTGGGAAGTTTATCCTTTCCTTAGTACAGCTATATTAAAACAGGACGACCCCGATATTGTTCATATAGCATACACCGTTCCAATGGTAAGCAAAAGAGATATAGAGATAGTTAGTTCTTACGTAAGCATATCCATAATTGGTGGTGCTATGCCTTCTATTATGGGATACATTGAAGTTACTGTAAGAGTGAGAAACAGTTCAAGCAGCCCTGTTTCTTTCCGTAATAATAGCTGTATGGCTAGGTTTGCAAGTAAGAAATTTGAAGATCCTATGGTTGTAGGTGAAGCAAGAGAAACAATAGAAGATTTCCAAGTATCCGCCAATTCTAGTATTGACAAGAAGGTGAGAATATTCATATCATCAGACTTGATTCAATCAGGAAGTTGTAGGGTATGGGTAAGCCTTAACAGTGCGGCATATAAGGGAAGTACATTGCTTCTTTCTATGGGTCCTAGTTTATAACCACAATCCTCCCCCTTGCCGTTTACCAGCAAGGGGGAGTGCTTATTTCGTTTTCATTAGTTTTTCCTCAAACTCCGCAAGATACAGTCTGCATCACCGCCATGCACCCAACTCTCTAATATTGAAGAGAGAACTTCGATTGCTTTTTCAACCGAAACATTATCCGTTACACGTTCCATCGTTCAATCTCCTTTCGTTCCAAAATAAATAGCACCAAGTATGACAAACGAGCATCCGCAAAGGAATGCGAATATATGACTAACTATTGCGTTCATTGTTTCAATCCTTTTAAAATATGACTAATTACATCTACTGTCCATCCGTTTCCTAACAGCCCCATGCCTATATGTGGCTGTACCGACTTGGTGTATCCTTCGGGTACGGTCTGTAATCTTTCCGCTTCCGTAATATTGGGTGTTCTGAATCCTTTTTCGGGATTACAGTCGGGTGAGTTGAATATAAGCGGTGTAAGTGATTTTTTATATCTTCTCAACAGTGATTCGGGGTTCTTGGCAAACCTGTTCCATGATTCAAGCATACACCATGACTTGTCTTTCTCCACATACCCGTCCGTAATGATATCCTTGAACAGTATTCCCTTGTCCTTCCATGCAGGTATTTCCCAGTTGCACCAGTAGTATCTTGCTCTCATTTGCGCGGAGAAATCGGAACTGTTGATATACACATAGTCTACTCCAAGATGTGACGAAATCAAGTCAGCCCACTCGGATTTCATCTTCACGTTTTCGAGCATGAACTTTATGTTAGGGTTAAACTGTCTGATGTGGTTGAGTATATTGACGTATTCAAAGAACAATCCCGAACGCTCTCCATCGAAGTTCAGTTTCTCTTTCCCTAACTGTGAAAAATCCTGGCATGGTGTTCCGCCAATCAGTAAATCAATATCTTTCCACTGTATATCCCATTCTTTCCAATTTTTTATATCACCCAATTCAATTATATCGGGGTAATTATCCAGTGCAACCTTGATAGACGGTTCGTTTATTTCGCTTGCGTAATACTTGTCTACCTTTATGTCTGCTCTTTCCAGTGCAATACGTCCACAAGCTATCCCGTCACATAAACTTAATACATTCATAGATATGTTTTTTTTTAATTTTCAGCAAATATACGACATAAAACTGTATGCAACCAATACGTTTAACTATTTTTTAATTATCTTTGCGATAATAGATAAAATTCATAATATGCAGTTTTCCATAGTACCAAAAATAGATGCCGAGATTATGTTTTCGGAAGATGATCTGTCCGTTTTCAGACGATCGACAGACGGTATGTATTATATGATCCATACCAATAAGGTTATTGAAGTGATGCCTATGACGTTACCTGAGGACGGAACGGAACACCATTTCCCTTACGACACATACGACACTGGCACAAGAGAGTTTGAGAAGCTGCTTTTATCTGATGAGTGGGTTAAAATGGACGAAAAATGAGAAAAATAGGTTTTTTTAACATAGGAAGGCTTGGACTTGTAAAATCGGCAGGTACAGGAAAAACCGATATAAACAAGGTGATAGAAAAATGGATACCAAAACACATGGTGTTCTGGTACGATATGTCAAAGCCTGTGGATACATATGCGGAAAACTTTAATGATTGGAGGTCGCATTCCTCTGTAAATGCTGATGTAATTATAACAAGCACCTCATTTGTCATAACTAGATTTGCTACACTGAACGATACAGTAAAATGCTACATTCCTGACCAAACAAAAAATTTCCCAGGAATGAAAGTGGAAGTGAAAGGTATAGTTGACGGGCAGGAATTATACTGGGGATATAGTGCTAATGTAAAATTAGTTAATATTACATCAGACGGAACATATGATATTCCGCCATTAGAAACCGTAAACGGTAATTTGTCATTCAGAAACGGCAACATAGTCGGTGCTTGTAACATTACCATTACCCAGCTACCGTCAGGACAATCCGTTCCCACAAACGAGATACTAAAAGCTAATCCTTATTTGCAGGATTTCAGTGGAAACAACAGACCTCTGAAACTTAACAATTTTCTGTTCGCGGCAATGAGCGGTGTGGGTGGGTATGATATTGCTAGCACCAATATTCTACCCGATAAAGCAAATGTTACTGTTACGGATAACAGAATTATTCATATTACTAAAAAACTATCCACTACGGATGACATGGTAAACATAGTTCCGGCAAACTCTAACCCAACGCATAAGTTTAAGGTTACAGGTCTTTCTGATGGCAGACAAGTTAGTTTGGTAAACAGAAATGGCGGATTTTATACTTTTGACAACGGGGAACATGAGGTGACATTAACCTATCCCGAAGGAACCACTTCATTGTATAACGCCATAGGAGTTACAGGGGATATAGGAGATATGGACGTAACAATAGAGTTCCTGCCTAAATATCCCAACGCCCTAATAACTGATGGAGTGGATGATTACGGTGTTGTGGAGAACTTGCAGCAGGGCGTTAAGGTGTTGTTTGTAACTATCAATCCGTTCATTGATGGAAAGTTTATCTATGACCAAAGACTGAATACTACTGAACCTTGGCTGTTTGCCGTATTCAATGACAAAGGTAGTATTGCTTATAATAGTAGGAACTCAAACGGCAAGACCTATATTGATGGAACACTGAATGAATCTACAATAGTTTCCGCTTTGTTAAACAAAAAGCAAATAATCACCATAGTAAACAATGATGTGACAGGTGATAAAACTAAAACTCCTATATTCTTTAGCAATACTGATCATAATAGCGGATGGATTAGTTCAGCTTTCTACAACTCCTTCGGGTTCGATTCCGTCCCCACCAAACAAACTGACGGATTCACCGAGCAGGATTTGATTGATTACTATATACCAAAGGCTATCGTAACGATAACGGTGGTGGACGTATCAGGCTCACCCATACAGGACGCAACGGTTACGGTGGGAGGTGTACAGTACAAAACGTTGTCTGACGGTACAGTAAAAGTACGGGATATAGCAAATAGCACGATGTCGCTGTCTGTAAAGAAAGACGGGTATATGCCGTTTTCTGACAATTCATGGAAGTTTGCCGATTCAAGGATAACGCTAGAGGTGCTTAGGAATACCGTAATCACTGAAAATGGATACAGCATATTGCTTGAAAACGATGGTTTAATATTAACGGAATAAAATAATGGAAGATAATCTTAAAATTTCACAGATGCCTCCCGTTGAAACCGCTACGGGAGAAGAGATGATACCATGTGTGACGGGAAGCCCTAAAGAGAACAAATCCGTCACGGTGTCCAAGATAAGACAAGGCATGGTAATGGACGAAGACTATGTTCATACCGACAATAACTTTACTACCCCGATGAAAGATAAACTTGACGGGATAGAGAAAGGCGCACAGAAGAATACCGTCATAGGCGTGAAAGGTAATGCCGAACAGTCTTACAGGACAGGGAATGTCAATATAACGAAAGACAATTTAGGTCTGTCAAAGGTGGACAATACGTCCGATGCAGAAAAGCCTATATCCACCGCACAAAAAGATGCCTTAGATAAGAAGGTAGACAAGGTGGACGGTAAGGAGTTATCTACAAATGATTTCACCAATGACTACAAAACGCTTCTCGAACAGATAAAGATGCAGCAGGGTAATATGTATGGAGTGGAGATGAGAAGAGGACAGACAGACCCTGTATTTCAGACATGGATAGGAAAGGAAGAGTTCAAGACATCCCATCCCATCCTCAACTCTTTCCGTGTGGCAAAGGTAAAGGACGGTAAGGTAATCGGATTTCTGGACCAGACCAATTTCTTCAAAATGGCTGATGGTAGCCCGTCAAATATTGTAATCGGGATAAATACTAAAGCACCTGAAGAACCCGACTTAGGTAATAGCGATGACGGAAGCGATATTATGCTTGTAAACACCAAATCTTTCTGGGTAATCAACGGAGGAACGGATGATACGTATGAAAGAAGGCTTGTCGGTGATGCTCCATTTACATACGGTGGCGATACAGCCATAGAGATAAAGCCGTTCGGAATGAGTATCGGTTATTCCACGATAAAAGACAACAAGCAGAGATCTATCCTTGATTACACGGTAAAAGGAACAACGGCAGCAGGAAATCTAGGCGTGAACATAATGGAAGGAAACGGGTGGCCTACGACAAATGTATCACGTTTTGATTTTGAGAAGTATGCTAGAAACAAAAATGGAGATACGACAAAGAACTATCCTTATGCAAATGCTTTCGTTCTTGACCTTGAAGTGTGGTGTACGCTTCTCTTTATCAAATTCAGAACAAAAGACCTACACGCACAGTCTGTTTGCGGAAAAGGAATATCATCCAACGATTCAGCCCCCGATGCGTCAAGCTGGGGGAAAATGACAGGCGTCAGATTCAAGAAGGCGGACGGTCAGACCTATGTATATTACAAGTTGAACGGGCAAGGATTTAAAGCATCAGAAACAGGAACTGCTTACAATTTTTCACAACTCATAAACAACTACCGTCCTTGCATGAAGATGTTTGAAGCACAGCTTGCCATGTCATACGCAAAAGAACACAGTGTCGCGCCTGATACTGAGTTTGTATATGAAAATACAAAATACAAGTATTATAATTTTCAAGGTCATAACGGATTGGCTGACGGGGAAATGTCAGGTATCGTAGCCAAATTTGTCAATGCAACTGTAACCAGTGGATGGAGTATCCCGGATAATGCGGCAGTGACAAATCGTGAAATAGAGATATGCTTCACACAGCCTATCATTCGCGGACGTATTGCTGGGTGGGGAGATATATGGATGTGGTACAGTGGAATAGATTGTGTCATGCACGATTCTACGTCCATAGATATTTATCAGACCTATGACGTAAACAATCTGACTACAGACAATGTAGCCGCAGATAAGAATCCTGGAGAATCTTATGGATTTGAGAACACGTATGAATTTGTCGGTTCTATGGCTAGAGGTGAAGGATACATAACAAAGAACTTTGAGAACTCGCTCATTGGAGAGGTCAAGGGAAGCAATCTTCACACGGGGGAATGCCATTACAACTGGTTTACGGGAAATGCAGGTTCGGGTAAAATAGGAAGGTGTGGTGTTTCCTTTGGTGGTAGGTTGAACTTCGACAATTGTTCTCTGCGGACTGGTGCTGCGAACAATGCCCCTTCGTATGCGAGCACGAACATTGGTGGCGGCTTTCGTTGTTCAATAACCCAAGCCTAATTTTTCACGAAGTGAAAAATCCCATTCCCAAAACTTGCAAAATATATTAATTATGTTTAAGTTTGCATAATAAAAATCTAACCAAATGCGTCAGCAAAGTGAAATAAGTCTGTCAAAGGCGGTTAGTTTTATTATGGTAATACGAATAATTTTGCTATATTTGCATTAAAAATAAGAACAATATGAATATAGTAAATGTAGTAAATTATGAAGGTCTTTACTGTGTTACAGATGAAGGCGATATTTTTTCTTTAAAAAGAGGTGTCAAGCTGAAACCGCATCTTGAAAAAAGTGGATATATGAGTGTAGTCTTAAATAAAAATGGAGAGAAACATACATATAGAGTACACACCATTGTTTTTAATTCCTTTAATAAAAGGAATAATGAATTGGTTATAGACCACATAGACGGAAATAAAACAAATAATACCTTATCTAATTTAAGGCAGATACACACAAGAGAAAATACTGCAAGAAGCATGACTAACAAATACGGAAGAGGCGTTAAGTATTACAAAAACATAAATAAGTACGGTTCATGTATTTCTATCAACCGTACAAGATATTATTTAGGGGTTTTCTCGACAGCAGAACAAGCTAGCAATGCTTATATAGAAGCACTAAATAACTGGGAGTTACACGGAATATTGCCAACTGTAAAAGATAGGAATATAAAATATTGTAAAGTTTGTGGGAGGGAACTTCCTATTGATGATTTTTATTTAATAAAAGGGCATGGAAGGTCATGGATGTGCAAGTCATGTTCTAGGGAATATTCAAAAAATAAACGAAATACAACAACATGGAAAGAGGTTTGATTTTTGACGAGAAGCCTGCCTTTATCTTTGATTTAGGCACTGGATATAGCAATGTTCATTTAAACATTGAACAAGTTGACGAACCCGAAACGGACGATATGGGAAATATTGTACAGGAAAAGTTCGTCAAAAAGTGGAAAGCCGATGTACAGCGTGTAAAGAACCCTGTATCATACGACAAAACGGTAGATGCCGCTATAAAGGATGAATTTCCAAATGGAGAGGAAGAAGCGGCTCTCAGAAAAGGTATTTTAAACAAACTTGACCCAGATTATGTAAAGCTGAACGAGTTTGCCGAAAGTGTGAAACAATCTTACTTGAAAGGATATGGAAAACAATGACAAACAACAGATAGGTGGGTATTTCTCCACCAAAAACGCTTCAAAGGATGAAGCGTTAAAAGGTATCGTAGCTGCAAGAATATCAGCATCGGAAGATGTAACCGACAAGGAATACACAGCATTGTCAAACCTTATAAGAGTAGCGACATCGGATGGATGCCGTATCTCATTGGTACAGGAAATGAAAAGCAGATCAAGCAGAATAGCACCAACAGGAATGCTTCTCCCGGCAGGAACGGTGGAATATTTTTCAGTCACACCAGGAAGCAAGGTGAGTGTTACGGGAACAGCAAACATATCATCTATCGAGTAAGTCATGGGCATGAATTATAACACTATATTAGCTTCCTTACTTGACGGAATATCTCTAGCATTGAAAAGCGGAAACTCGAATGTTGATGCGGAACAGTTCAACTTCCTTACTGACGCAATAAACAAATCAACTATCATACCGTCTTATTTTGATAGAGAAAATGCCATTAAGTATCTTGATGTGAGCGACACAGAGTTTGCAAGGCTTACATACAAAGGCACTAAGTTTCATCCCGTACAACCGTTATTATCTCCCGTGAGAGTACAAGGAATGACAAAACCCGTTTATTTGAAAGAAACATTGGATGCTCTTAAAAACAACGGGCTTATACGTCCAAAGAAGTCAAGGGGCAAATACAAGACTAAAAGCTAGACAACCTCATACGCATACATTGTAACACAATCATCTTTATTCTCCATATTAACCGCTTGGAAAATGTTTTCTTCATTATCCAAAGCGGTTATTTTATATGTTCCGTTCGTCAGATCAACAGTGTCACCTAATTTTATATAAGCGTACTTGTTTCCACTAGGTATTAAATACGTAATCTTTATTGGATTATTATTCCATTTTTTTAATTCTTTCATCTTCAATTCCTCTATTTTAAAATTATTGCGCTAATATACGAATAGGAAAAACAACACACAAGCAAATAACTTATTTTAACAAGTTTAAACTATCTGAAACACAATAGGTTATACTGCGAAATTTTTATTTTTGTTTAGGCAATCCATGTTGTAAATTTACACTCGTAAAGATGAGTGCACAGTCTTTACGGGAGTTATAATACACACACATTAAATTACAATATTATGGGTTCAGACAAAATTTTTATGTTCGACAATCCTGCCGCTGGAGAAAGCGCAGGTATTATGTCAATGATTCCTGCACTGTTGCAGAATAAAGGATTAGACCCCAATCTTGTAGCTGCCTTGATGAATGGAAACAAAAATCAAGACGCTTGGGGTGGTGCTGGTTGCTATTGGATCTAGATTATCCTGCTCTTCTTCCTGTGGGGTGGTAACGGATTCGGTAACGGGTTTGGCAATGGAGCAAACGGAATCCCTGCTCAATTGAACAATGAAGCAGGACGTGAATTGTTGATGAACGCTATTCAAGGAAACGGAACAGCTATCAATCAGTTGGCTAGTTCTTTGAACTGCTCTACTCAACAGTTGCAGAATGCTATCTGCCAAATTCAAGGACAGATTCAGCAAGTTGGTAATCAGGTAGGTCTTTCCTCTCAACAGATCATCAACTCAATTCAGTCAAATAGTGCAGCTATCGGTTCTCAGCTTGCTTCTTGCTGCTGCGATATCCGTACAGCTATTGAACGCCAAGGATGTGATAGCCGTTTGGCTACTGTAGAGCAGACCAATACTTTGACAAGCAACACAAACACTCAGTTTAACATCTTGTCAAGTAAGATAGACGCTCAAACTCAAATCATCCAAAGTGGATTCTGCGAGTTAGAAAAGAGAGAAATGCAACGTGAAATTCAGCAGTTACGTCAGGAAAACAGCAATTTGGCTCTGGCTGCTTCTCAACAGGCCCAGACTGCAAATATAGTTGGCCAACTTAAGGCTCCGTGCCCGGTTCCATCCTATATAGTGCCTAATCCAAATTGCGGTTGTGGATATGGTTATCCGTTCATGGCTGGTTTTCGTGCAGGTTATGCTGCTGGTGACAACTGTGGTTGCAATTGCTAAAGTTTAGTTAAGAGTTCTTTGACTTATTGAATTGGGCTTCGTAATCGGATAAGTACATCCATTTATATCCTTTATGTTTATTCATCTGATTCAAACAACATTTAGAAATACTTTGATGTAAGAATCCATCGCATTCTGCATTTTTAATGGAACTGTAAATTTTGATATCATTACCCGTTAATGGTATTCTAACAATAGGACGAACATACATTTGTCCTCTATTACATCTTTCTTTATGTGATTTAGACATTTTTATTAAAGATAGTGGATTATTTTGATTTACTTTACGTGTACACCATCGAAGATTATCTTTACGGTTATTCTTTGTATTTGTGTCTATATGGTCTATACATGGATATTTATTTGGATTTGGTATAAAAGCCTCTCCAACTAATCTGTGTACTCTAACATAACAGATTTTACCCATTTTAGATAAAGAGCATTTATAATATCCATTTTGATTTATAGATAGATGTATTAACTTAGGTTTTTTAAATCTATCTTTTCCGCCTCTACCAGGTAAAATAAATCTTCCCAATGAGATAACCCGTCCAAATGAAGAAACCATATATAATCCTTCATATCCGATTACGTCTTTCCAAATTTCTCCTTCCAAGGAGATGCTCTTAATAAATTCTTCGTTTGTCATTGCTAACTAGTTTTAGTGATGCTAATATAGGAAAAAGAGGGAAGGGCGTTAGCAAACCCTTTTCAATAGGTTGATCGCTCCTATCTATCCCGATGCAAAAATAATAAAATTCTAAAGAAAGGGAAAAGTTATGAGTTATTTTTTTAATCCTTATATGATGGGATATAACGCTAACCGTTTTAAAGGAGTACATAGACTTGACTTTGGAGGGATACCGTTTGTTCGGACATCTTCTGTAACAACAGACACGACAAATTCAGAGGTTATCTATGGTATTAACCCGTGTCTGTTCAGACGATTGCCAAATCAAGGTATTTTGCTATTAAGCGTAAATCATGTTCCTGCTGCCGGATCTGACGGGTATCTTGTTTCTGTGGCTACCACACTGACAAATACCACATCAACATCCACAAGCAAGGTTCCTTTGGTGAACGGTTCGGGAGATCAGATTCCGTCTAGTGAAATTTCACAAGGCAATAAATACTTTGTCTATTACGACAAATGTAATGGGATATTTCAAGTAGTTAATCATATCGTTGCACCTGCTACTGCCGCACAGGCTAGAAGCACTGTAAAATGATATTAAAAAGTTATAAGTATGTTTCAATCAATACGACAAGGACAGCAGTTTTTCATATTGCATAAAGGGGAAAACCCAAGATGTGATGTGGGCACTGTGGTAAGTGTTTCAAATCCTGTTCCTAAATATCAGAACGGATATACAGCATATCCTCTTCCGCAAAATGAAATGGTTGTGGATGTGAAAGTTAAGGTTGGAGATGATACTCTTGATTTTCAAAAGTTGCCAGCCAATCTTAGTATAGCAGACTTTTCCCAAGTAGGCGGAAATGTGGTTGTATCGGAAAGCAAGGATGCCATCAATGCAGAGATAGAAGCAATGAAAATAAGTAGTGTAAGGGTTGTGGAATCTGTGGAATACCATCAGAAAGTAATCAAAAGCTGCGATGAGATGCTTACAGCGTTGAATCCTGCATTTGCCGAGAAGGCGCAGCAGGACAAGGAGATGAAGGAACTTAAAGGTGAATTGTCACAGATAAAGGATATACTTGCACAACTTGCTGCTTCTGGTATCAAATTGCCTGACGTGCAACATGTAAACAATAATAATAACAACAATAAAAAATAAATACTATGGGTTGGAAAGTATATGGAATGGGCCGTAGCTTTGAAGGTGAAGATATGGACCGGGAATTAGAAAAAGCGTATAAAGAAGGTTATCGTGACGCTATGGAAGAAATGGAAGATCGCTATGGTGAACGTGGCGGACGTGGCGGACGAAGTGGAGGCGGTTATGGCGAAAGAATGTGGGATGATGATGATGAGTACGGAGAAAGACGCGGAGTCAAAGGTACTGGTCCTTACGCCAGACGTAGACGCTAATTAAATTGGTTTAAGCCCGTAGTGGTTTGCTACGGGCTATCTTTTTAAAAACAAAAGCTATGGAAAGAACGAGATTAGATGTATATGAGAAACTTCCTTCGGGAATGGAAAAATATCTTGCAGAACACGGATGGAACTTCTCTAAGAAATTATGTGAATATGCCGTTTCCAAAATGAAAGACAGGAACGGAAACAAAATACACCCGTATGACAAGGATCAAGTGGAAACATTAATGAAGCAATTCAATGTTGAGTTGAAGAATGATGTGGAATACAACAAGGTTTATGTATTGAATATGGTACGTGCCGACTATATGGGTTCATCCATAGTCAATGAGCAATATGCCTGTATGTTTGTAAAAGACTATCTTGACGATGTTGACGGAAGCCCTACCCGTGCTCTTGACGAGTATTACGCAAAGTGTATAGCCTGTGGAACACCTTTCTCTTGGGAGGATTATATCTGATTGCTATGGTACGACAAAGACTATACATTGAGGAATATGACTGGACGGTTGATGTGTTCTATTCTGTGGATAAATACTCTTATTTAAGAGCGATATACAGGCTGGAATATATTGGCTGTCCTTTTCATTTGCTGAACAGGATAACGGATAAGATAAAGACTGAAAAATACAATTACGGTGTAACGTATTCAAACAATAAGTGCACTGTAATCATTATCAGTCACAGTACGTCTGATGAAGAATTTATGAATACACTGGAGCATGAAAAACAACACATGATTGGTCATATAATTGATCATTATGGCATAAAGCCTTCATCAGAAGAAGCCGGATACCTTGCAGGATATGTAGGTGCTTTATTTACAAAACCTATAAAAGACGAGATTTGCGATTGTTGTAAGAAAAAACTAAAATAAATCATTATGAAAAAGATTTTTATGGCTATGATTAGCGGAAAAAGCAAAGAAGAAGTATATGATATGCTTAACGATTCGGAAAAGGAAATCCTATTCGGTATTGCTCAAAGCATGGGAATGACACGGGTGGAAAGAAGAAAAATGAAAAGAAAATACGAAAAGAGAAGATAGGCTAACTGCCTATCCTCTCTATTATTAGTTAAAACTTTTGTATAACTCAAGATTGTTGAAAACATAGCACTCTTTATCCTTGACTTGAGGATACATATAAGAGGGAATCTTAGCTATCTTACGGGCATTACCCCAGTATGATGTCCTTTCTTTATAAGTCCTCTTTTTATAAGAGTGTTTTCTACTTCCATCCAATCAACAAACGGTCTGTTTGACAGGTTTACATTATATTTCAACGGACATCCCAATGACGCATCGTCAATATATATATGACAATAAGGTTTGGGTGATAGTGTCCATGTATGCTGTTCAGGATTCTCGTTTATACCGAACAGGGGTATGTTATTGTCCGTAAACCATTGTACGGCTTCCGACAGGTATTTCCCTCCCTGTTTATGTATGTTGTAATCATCGGAAGTCACCTCATCAATATCACTTCTCATGGTAAACAGGATAAGTTTGTGTCCGTTATTAACCAATTTTCTCAATACAGGCACGGCACCTATATCCTTGCCGATTTTAGGAAAGTTATGTGTCACAACTGTTCCGTCAAAGTCAATTCCTATAATAGCCATAATTATTTGTTATGTAATTTATCATATATTTCTCTTACCTGTTTATACCTTTCTTCCTGCTTCTTTGTGAACGGCATGAAGGAATGATTTAACCATCGACATATATAATAACATTTATCATTGGAATAATCAGTTTCATCAGAATTAATAAACCAATCAATATCATTCCTCATTTCTCTTGCAGAAATAAAGGCGTCAATAAGTTTTGGATATTTTATAAGTCCTATGTAATTGCTATTGAAATTTGCTTTCGGGCAAACAATACATCCAACTCTTTTGCGATAATCATATTCGGGATTTATAGGTAATGAATATTTATGGATATAATCCCATACATCCTTATCCGTCCAATCTATAATAGGCTTTAATTGTATGATGGAAGTAGCACCAATAGACTGACAATGTTCTTCAAAATAGGAATCAAACAATTCTTTGTTTTTCTTTAAAGTCGTTTTGTTTTTCGCTTCAAATGCCGTCCTGGTACTTCTACTCCTACTTTCAGCTTTCCTTACTCCCGTAATACTGCACGCATCCGCATATTTAGGATTGTGCTTATAATCCTTGCAACAATAAGCTATTTGTACAGTAGGAAGGATGGATTTGTAGTTTTTCCATATATTTTGTATAAACCCGAATTTATAATCACGCCTCCATATTACATCGGGATAGTTTTCTTTTATGAACCTTAATGTAATATTACTTTCAAAGGCATGGTTGAAAAAGGCTTTGAACGGTATCCCGGCACGTTTACAAAGGTCATAACATACCTGACTATCTTTTCCTCCCGAAAAACCCAAATGTACTTCCAACCCCATTGTTTTAGCTATCTTACTGAATTTTTGTATTCTAGTAATGGCTAATTGTTCTTTTTCATCCATAACCATTTGTTCATCTATTATTTCTTTCATACTAATTCAATTATAGCCTTCTTTAAATTAACAAATAAAGGTAT